CATTGAGTTCTACTCTTTTAGTAATAGTCTCAATCTTATTAACTTGTGCACCTGCTTCAATACCTTGTAACTTTGCAAAGTCTTCCTTGGACATAAAACCATTAGCTGTCAATGATGCTAATTCAGCAGTACCACCTAATGCATCCCAACCTTCACTTGTCCATGCGTAGTTAGTATCGTTCTTACGAACATTCCATACATCACCAATCACATTACCTTCAGTAGGTAAATCTTCTACACTATCTACAGATCCCTTAAAGATGTACACAGAAGTAAATTTACTATCTACTTGGGATTTATTATAGTAGTTGTTAGCAAGATCATCTGCTACTACCTTTATGTTAGCATCAGTTTGACCCTTAGTATAGTACCTAGTATCATGAGTATGAGTAGTTACTTCACCTACTAATACAGCTTCAATAGCTGCTTTACTAAGTTCAGCATCTTTACCGGGTTCTCCTTGAGGTCCTTGGAATCTACCCATGTTAACCCATTCAGTACCATTCCAAAAGTATAAGTCTGTACCAACAATATAAGAATCACTAAGTTGCGGATCTACTATATCACCTAGTTCCTCTGGACTGTTAAGTCTACCTTTTAAAATAATACCTGAAGATGGCCAACCGGTATTTATATATACATCATTAACTTCATCCCAAAGATACCAATAGCCGTCGTCCCCTACTTTGGGAGGATTGTCTGCGTATTCTTTAGCTCTCGCTGCTTGAGTATTAGCATTATTAGCAGCAGTAGTAGCATTTGTGGTAGCCTGTTGTGCAGCTGTTTTAGCCTCATTTACGGCAGTTATAGCATCAGCTGTATTCTTTTCCCTTGCAGCCTCTTGAGTCTCTCTAATCGCCTCATTTGCCTGTCTAGTGGCTTCATTTGATTCCCTTTCCTGTTCTGCTGTATCACGAGCTGTTTCTGCTTCTACACGCTTAGCTTCTTCCTCCTTTCTAGAAGTCTCAGCAGTTACTCTTTCACTTTCAGATGCAACTCTAATTGCTTCATTAGCTATACGTTCTTTTTCCTTAGTGTTACGTTCACTTTCAGAATTTGCCCTTAATTGCTCTGCTGCTGCTCTTGCACCTTCCGCTTCTACACGATCTGACTCTGCATTAACCCTACTAGACTCTGCTTCTTTTCTAGAAGTCTCAGCAGCAATACGAGCATTCTCAGCAGTTACCCTTTTAGACTCTTCTGCTTTCCTACTGTCTTCATTGGAGATACGTGTATTTTCATTGCTCACTCTGGTATTTTCAGCATTAACTCTACCTTGTTCTGCAGTAACACGTAATGCTTCTGCTTCCTTAACAGCTTGCTCAGTAGCTTCTACTTGAGCTTTAGCATCTAAGGCTTCTGCTGCTGCATCTAATGCAGGTTGTTTTAATGATTGAACCCATTCTGCTTCAGTACCTACGAAACCATGTTTTACTGCAAGTTCATATGCTGACCAACCTTGAATACCTTGCATACCAGATAAGTCAACAATAAACTTCCAGCCTTCTTGAGTCTTTAAATAAACTTTAGCATCATCAGGATCTTCTACATCATTAGTATTAATAAGTACATACTCACCTAACTTTACATCAGCAGTACCCCAATCAGCTTCCATTGCTTCTACTGAAGGATATTCCTTCTTGTAAGTGAAAGCATCACCAATAGCAGATATACCAGTATTAACATATTGTTTAGTGTCGTAGTTATAGATCCACCAATCATTATCTACGATCTTTGGTGGATTACTAGCGATCTCTTCAGCTTTATCAGTAGCAGCGATAGCATCATCAACTATACCCTCAATTTCTTCTACAGCTTGATTGGCTTTATCTGCAGCTTCATTTGCTTTGTTAGCTGCTTCTAGTGCAGCAACAGCAGCATCTTCAGATGCTTTACTTAAGCTATCAATCCAATCTTGTTCACTACCTTTAAAACCTAATTTAACTGCAATATCGTAAGCACTAAGACCACGAGCTTCTATACCTGTATCTACATATACTTTGTTGATAGGATCATAAGTAAACCAATGATCATTCTCACCTATATATGGAGTCTCTGCAGTAGCTTTTACTCCAGTATCTCTATTGTCTACCCACCAGTTGCCATTAGAACCAATAAATGGTGGTACATAGTCATCTTTACTTACATCAAAGAGTACAATCCATTTTTCTATATCACGATTGTAAACTTTAATTATTCTACCTTTTGAATCTGCTCCCAAGTCAACCCAGTACCCAACCTGATCTGGATTGGGTACGGTTATACTTGCAAACCACTCATAATATACATTATTCTTAATCATTATTCTTCAATTGTATAATTGATTAAATATTCTACTGTACTTAAACTAGATTCAGTTACCCATCCATTTGAATTAATGGAATTAGAGAACAACTTTAATAATTCTATTTCAGCTACAGAAAAACTATATACTGTATCTCTTAACAACATTGTATCTGTAATATTATCAATTTGGATAATATTATTATATGGTACTGTTATTTTTAAAGATGCATTTTCTTGCTCTGTTAATTTTATTTTGTTTTTTATTGATAGAATTGTTCTAATTTGTTCAATTGTGCCAGTGGCTGGCAATATAGAATTTATTATTATAACTCTATCTACTAAAGATAATTTCATATTATGGTTTTATTTTTAAGTAATTATCAGATGTTCTATAAATAGTACCCGATGGATACGAAGATAAAGTACCATCATTAGGCATGGAAGTATGATTCATTCTCATATATCCAGCAGAATACAAACCTAAACGGAAAACGTTCGAAGCACCTCCAATAGTTATACCCACTGCATTCATTGTAATTTGCCCTAATACATTTCCTGATGTATTTCTAGCGTAAAAAGATAAATTACCAATATCATAACCTGATGCATAACTAGAAAATCCAGTTGATAATGTAAGTTGACCACCAGAGTTGTACATAGAAATAGAGTTACTATTACTAATAACTACTTTATTACCACTGCTTGTTGTTTGAAAACTTCCAGTTAAATTTGCATTAGTTGCTTTTATACTACCGTTTTGATATACAATAAATGGAGCATTTTCTCTACTTTCAAAAGCATTTCCAGCCCAAAATCTAACTGGATTTCCAGTTGGATAATTTTGTCCAGTTATTCCAGCATTTGATGATACCGTTCCATTACCAACAGTAATAGTACCCCCACCATAGATTTTTATTGCAGCAGTAGAACTCGGAACTCCATCTTTAGAAGCATTTTCACCAAATGACATAATTGGCAAACCAGCAAGATCAGAAGCTGAACGCCCATCTATAAAAAATCTACCAGTTTGAGCTTGAATACAATTATTATAAAAATCCATTCCAGCTATAGTTGCTTTTTCTGCAAATAACAATCCAGTTGCAACAGATTCAAAACTAGCTCCAAATACTGTCCAATAACTTTCATCAGTAGGATAAACATTATAAAACGAACCCCAATTTCTTTTAGAATCTGCGACCATGTAATATTTTCCGTCATATTTAACGGTGTCTCTTACATCTGGATTTACTGTCCATCCATAATATTTATTATAATCAAAGTCTCCACGATAACTTAAAGATGGACCATTCCATCCATCTGAACCAGGTGCTCCAGCATTTCCTTTATCACCTTTGTCTCCTTTATCACCTTTCTCACCATCTTTTCCAGAGAATTTTATAGGATCTGTCCAATAACCACCAATACTTTCATCATATACAATCTGTTTAGTTACTGTATCATAACTACCGGTACTTATCCAAGTAGTAGCTGATGTACTATATGTAGCATCTGGATACCATGTATTACCTCCACTATTTGACCCAGAAGCAGTTGGCCTAGATGTGAATGTTGGTCTAGAAGGTTTATTTCCAGTAGTATTACAATATATAGGTATTGGACTTGTACCAGGATTACCATCTGTACCAGATTTAGCTTTTGTTAGTACAAAATCAACTGAATCTACAACCGTACCACCTGTTGCTGGAGTAACAAAATCAACTCTCCATAATGCGTAATTAGTACCAAGTTGAGTACATTTAATAGTTTGTGTACTTTGTGTATAAGATAGTGTACCAGTACCGGTTTGTAATGTAGTTATTAGTTTAAAATCAGTTATTTCTTGTGAACCATATTTTAACCTTGCTTGAGTAGTAGCAGTATTATAACTAGACACTACACCAGCAGAATCAGCAGGAACAGATGCATTTTCGTTAGTAAGTATACCTCTGTATACATTTTCACCGTCTCTTACATTATTAATAGTCATAAAGTCTGAGTATACTGTTCCAGAACCACTAACTTCACATTTGAAAGTTATTTCATCTTTTCCTGTACTAGTAAAATAAACACCATTATATGAAACTACTAATGTATTTTTTGTTTCATTTTGTAGCAACTGCCAATCGTATGTACCTGCTATTGCCCAATACCATTGAAAAGTAGGAGATAATAAATTAAATGCATCTGTAGTTAAAGTAATAGTAGTTGGATCTGGTATCAAAGCACCAGATTTATAATGAAAAAATTGATCTCCTGACATAGTCACATATGTAGCATCTTCACCATTAAATCCATTTTCTCCATTAGAAGTCTTATTAATATACCATGTTTTAGTTACACTGACACCATCTTCTAATGTAACATTTAAATCTATTGCCGCACTTGCTGTAGATATTGAGGTAAGTGTTATTGTATTAGCATTAATAGATACAGTTGCTATACCTTGTGAAGTATTAGTGGTTATCGTCTTAATTGCAACTTGATTAATACCTCTATATGCATATACTGCAGTACTAATAGTACTTAAATCTACTAATGGCGTCACACCATCAGATGCAAAAGGTATTGCAACAGTACCGTTAGTTAAATCAATATAATAGGCATCTAAACCCTCAGCACCATTTGATAATTTTGCTAATTGTACATCGTCATAATATTTAGTTCCATCTGAATGTGTTACAGTACACCTTAACGTTAAAGTACGAGAGCTTGTAGGCATTAATGTATATGGAAAATCAATCGAACTTTGATGTGATATAATTGTACCGGAACCATCTTGATATGTCCACTCATACACCGGTGCTTCTATGCCATAAACATTTGCAGTTAAGTGAATGCTAGTAGGTTCTGGAACACCTGAAAAGTCAGGAGTTTGGAATAAAAACAATCTGTCTCCTACTATTTCTACCCATTTAGCAACATCATCTCCAGACTTACCATCATCTCCTTTTGCTACTTGTTTCTGCCACTCGTCATCTGTTTCACTAGGTTCGTCCTTAGTACCATTAGGATTCATACAAATCCATAAACTACCTTTATGAGTTACTTGATCATAATAAAAATAAGTATTCCCGGCTACCCATACACCTTTATATACAGGTACTCTGACTATATCATTTCCTGATGTTTGTGATATAGTTCCTATAAATTTAGTTTCATTTCCACCAATAACTACTCTTTCTCTAGTAAGACCATCTTCATCTGCTAATGAAAATGTATCTATATTTTTATAGAATGATATTCTAGGAGCATTTTCACCTTTAGCACTAATAAAGATTGCATTACGTCTCTCATCCATTTGTAAATTGTAGTCTGGATCAGATTCGTACATATGGCCTAATTGCAATATTTCATCATCTGCTTCTGGTTTTCCACTACCAGGTTCACATACATCTTTAGATAAATAAATACAGTCTGTTCCTGTAGCATTAACTTTACGCCAGTATCTCTTTACATTGTGTCCATCAAATTTTTGACATATTGCTAAATCATTAGCTATAAATTGATTATGTTTAGTTCCATCTTCTGTATCAAAATAACATTTATAAGAGTCTGCTAATTCTTCTACTTTGACACACTTCATGTCAGCAACAGTAACGAGAATATCTCCACCAACAGCTTTGATTTCATTTACTGTAAGTTCATTAACTGTCATGTTGCCTCTTACAAATAAATTGTCCAGTTCTAAATTCCACTTAGATCCAAGAGGATATAAGCTAGCTCCAACTCCATCCCAACCTTGTCTAAATGTTTTACCACCTTGCCAACCAGTTATATAATCTATTCTTCCATCAACCTCATCGCCGTGTTTATTAATATAATCTTCTGCTACTTTTGCAGAGGTATATAAAAAATAGTCACTTGGTGGAGTACTTTCCCCTCTTTTTATAACAGGTAAAGAACCAGAACTGCTAGCTACTGCTTCTACTTGATTTTCAAGTTTAGATAATGCTTGATTTAAAGTATCAGATGTAGCTAATGGAGATGCATCATTTGCTTTATAATAACCAGATAGTGGAAATATAGTTGCTGTACTTTGGGTATGATAACCTGGAACATCCCCACTACTACCGCCACCATTAGCAATCACTTCTGCTAAAGCAGTAATAGTATTCTCAGCTACAGTAAGTCTGTTCAATGCATCATGTAATTGTTCAATAGTAGATCTATTATCAATATCATCTATCCATTCTTGCATTGTGCCAGATACCTCTGACATATCAGTATCATGCTTCGTATCTAGTGTAATTATCTTATTGTTAAGAACATCATAATAACTAGTAAGAGTACTATTAAGATTAGTAGTTACACTGGTATCTCCTTCAATAATCTTAGTACTAAGGTCTTTGTAATTACTATCAACTTTAGTATCTAAGATATCTACATTCTCCTCTACAGCATCTACTCTCTCATTAGTAGCAAATGTACCAGATAAAGATGTAGTAAAATTTCCACTAGTAATATTTTTATTACTACCATCTTGTACAAGGGTAATGAGGTCTTGCTCTTGCAGTTTAGTTGTTAGTTCAAATTGTGATATCTTTTTATTCATATTACTCTTGGATTATATGTTCCTTTACTTCAGTTAATATACAATCAGAATCAATATCTTTTTCTGGATAGAAATTCATTTGTTTTTTTAAGCAATGAAGATACCCTATAATTTTATCTACGTCGTCCTGAGTAATAGGAAACTCTTCGTCATTTAAATTATTAGCTGCCCATTTAGCTAATTTATCTAAATGCAACAATAGTACTAGATTTGTAATCGAAACTCTATCCAATTTTGCATTGTACTTTGTAGACTGATTAACCAATTTACCAACTTTATTTACATAATTCGCAATATCCATCTTTACAATTTTTACAGTCATCAATAGTACAATTACACGTTCTCATATCAAGTAAATTCAGCATTTCATTATAATACTGTTCTGCATCATCTGCAAGATTCAAAGTAGTAGCATTATCATAAAGTGTTTTCTTAAACAGAAACATCATTATTTTATCCTTCATTTTGTTATCTAGGCAGTTGTGGCAATACGTAGTTAGCAGTTTTATTTCTGCATAATACAATGATTCATTCATTTCCATATCAATCGTATATAAAATAAAAGGGGAAAGGGATATTACTCCCAATCCCCTTTTTGGTTTGAATTATATTTTTTGATTAAGCAACTTCTACAAAAGCTTTTAAAGCTGTCATAAATGCAGAGTCTTTAAGTTCACCAGCATTTACATACAATTCACAAGCTAATGGAGTTGTTTTGATGTATTGATTATCATCACTAAGATATTTATTATCCCATTCGATAGACAATGTATCGTAAGTAGCATTTAAATCAGCTTTCAATTCAGGAGCAATGTACGGATAGATACCATTTGCACGATGTGTAATACCTCTGTAACCAAGAGCTGCATTTTCACGATCACGAACAATCTTCGGATTACCTTTACCAGGAGTACCTTGAGTCTTAGCAATCGTTAAATTAGCAACAGGATACATTACATTACTCAACAACCCAGAAGGAATAGTTTTCCACATAAACGCTTTTACAGAAACCTGAGAATAATTTGAGTCTAACATAATACCTTCGTTGTACGGCATTTCCTTAGCATTCAATGTAAGAACAGCAGCATCACTAGTTGCTACTACTCTGGCTTCTTTGTGTTTGTTGATTTTGTTTTTGAAAGCTGTAATCAAATCAGTTGCATTAGTACTCTTTGCAATTACTTCATAAGTATGAGTAAATTGCCCAGGTGCCTCATAGATGTCATTGTATACTAAACGTAATACATAACGATGACCAACTTCCGGAGCAACATTAGTAGCAGTAATTACAATTTTGTCCTCAGCTGCAGCTACATATTCACTAAATACCATGTTAGGTTTAGAACCCTTCATGATAGGCATTGAAAAACGAATTACAGACTTAGTTGTTGCTGTACCAGCTTCATTATATACAGTTTCTTTACCTTCACAAACACCAATATATAATGCAGAAGCTGCTTTAGCTCCAGCTGCATCTTTTACAATTGCTCTGTTTTGATCAAATAATGCAATCTGACCTTCTGTTAATGCATCTACTGTCGTATAAGATGCAGGTGCTTCAGTACCGATAAGTACCGTGTTCACATGATTAAGCATAATTATTATTTTTTATTATTGCTTGACAAAATTTTTTTAATTCCGATAAAGAAAGTTCACCTTTCATCATATTTGCAGCAAAACATACAAATTGAACATTTCCGACTTCATAACCTTTATTTGGATCAATTTTATCGATGCTCAAACTATAAGGATTGCGTTTACCTTTTGATTGTTGATAACTCATAGGAAAATTAGTTAAAGCGCATTTGCCCTCTTGTTTATTCCACAATTGTTTCAAATACTCTAAAGTAATATCTATATACAGATTTTTCTTCTTTGCTCTAACTTGTGCATCATGTAATCTTATTTTTAGTAATTTATCTAATGCTTCGCTTTCCTTTACCTGTCTTCTATTCTTTCCATATATATCCTTAAAACACTTTTTACAAGTACAATTTAGACAATTTCTATATTTGTTTCTTGAACACTTAGGAAATTCAGAAGCAGTTTTGTATTTTTTACAAACAGAACAAATATAAGTTTCGGACATAATTTTATCAAGCTTAGTTAAACTTATTTTTGGATATCCTTAGTTTAACGCTTCGTTTAATCTTTCTACTTTCATGTTTCAGATTTCCTCGTCAGATTAAACTAAGAAAATTTTTCGTATAATCATTCCATTGTACTAACTTCGTTCATATACGATTGATATCTTGGATTAGCCTTATTTTCCAAATACAACTCTACCGCTAACTTAACTATCTCATTATGAGTTGCAGCTGGCATATCTGTGTACTCATCAAATGGTGCATCAGTAAGGCTAATCTTTTTAGGAGTTCTCAAGTAAGTGAGAATATAATTTCTTAAATTGTAATTGCCATCTGTATATAAATGAATAGCATTACCTTCATACAATCTTAATGGTCTGGCGGATCTACCATGTAATCTGTATTCTGACAAAGTGTTTTGTCTTTGTCTGTCTATGTTTTCTACTGTGGCTTCTAACACATCTACATTTTTAGTTCTTGGTTGACCACTTGGACCCACAGGCCAGCAATGGTCATAACTAAATATTACAGCTGTTTCTCCTACAGTAAACATATAATCATCCGGCAGAGTAACTGTATACTCTTCTGGATATGTATTAAATTGATAAGATTTTCTAGTAACTAATGTACGAAGATCATCAATTCTTTTTTGATCTTGTTCAAATCCAGTTTGTTTGAAATTAATACCAGAGTATCTAGTTTTAATAAACTTATCTAACCCAGCCATTAACCAATACTCAATATCTGAAGTAGTAGGTTTTGTTAGATTATCATCTAATTTATCTATTTCTAATTCAAATGCTGTTTGTAATTCAATATACTTCATTATTGTTGATTATTTGGTTGTTTTACTTGTAATCTATATTTACCTTCAGTAATAAACATATTAACTGCTAAATCTACAATTTCACTATGAATTGATTCTGGTAGTTCACATTTACTAGCTCCATCAGTAGTATTAAATCTTAATGGTTTTCTATAATAAGTCAATGTAACATTACCTAATGTAGTATATGCATCTACTGCTACTTCTATATAGTTATATTTAGTAGTAGGATCTGATACTAATGCAACAGCAGGTTGTCTAATAATAGGGGTATTGTATGCTGTTTTAATAAACTTACCAAGATCTCTATACTTGACCAATTGATTATCTACCCTAACAAAATCCTTGTATTGTTTATATGTACCTTTTACTTTACTAAAGGAATGTACATATAAGAAATATTCTTCAGTAGATACATATGGTAATCTGTATCTTGTGAAACCATTAAGAGTGGTACCTGTTGCAGTTAACTCTTTTTCTACTAATAAACTTTTAATAGAGTCTGTATTTCTAGTATGTATGTTAGTTTCAGTTTCCATTTGGTCATCACCAACATAATTCATCATTACATACCTATCTTGAGCTTCATTTAGTATTGAAAATATAAGATCAGAGTTAGGTTTCTCATCTACAATAAGATCTGGGCTAATAAGTTGAATTCGTCTCTCGAATTCCATTTGCATTTCTTTTGAGTTTATAATTCCTCCTTTCCTTGGGGAGCAAAGAATGACCAAATATAGCCATTTTTGGAGAACCCCAATTTACCACGTTTATTATTTAGTTTAATATTGCGTGACAAATTACCATTTGCCCCTATTCCATAAAGGAAGTCTACAACGTCTTTGCATTTATTCCAAACTGCTATAAAATTACCATGTTTATCATATTGATAAACCTTTTTTGAAGATTTCTGCCAGTAAGAAGATAAACTACATTTCACAACATCTAAATGTTCTTTTCTGTATTTATCATTTTTCCAAAGTTCTTTATGTGTGTTCTTTATTGCTTCTCTAGTATTCTCTTTTCTTGGTTTTCCTAAATTAGCTTCAAGAAGTTTTTGTTTATGAACTTCAGTTAATTTGATACCTTTTCTTCCATCTTTTCCACCAGATTCTATATTATAACCAAATTGCTTATCATTAGATTTGTAATGGTTTATCCAATATTTTTCTCTGATGTCAAGTTCTTCTTGAGATTTACATATTTCAATTACAGAAAAATCAAAATTATTTAAGCCGTATTTATATATAGCGTTATGGAAATATGTTTTATGACACTTAGTCCAAGGTCTACTGAACGTCATGTGTTGAATCAATCTCTTGCGCACAGGAACAGTAGTTTGTCCTATATACACTTTCCCATTAATAAGATTTTTAAATCTGTAGATAGAAAATTTAGTCTCAGAATAATCTGGATTTGATAGCAAAGTGGCATAATATTCTTCTTCAGATATTTGCATTTCCTTACTACTCATATTACTCTGATAATTGTGCTACGTACTGTGGATGTGTTTGAGTTCTTGGAGATTCAATATTCTCAATTGCCATGTCAGCAGCTAATTTAACCACTTCATATTGCATATACTCTGGAATTTCGTCTAGAGTAGACGTAATATCTTGATTATTAATCTTTCTTGGATATGCCAGATAAGTAATATCTATAGTGTAGGGACCTACCATGAGATCCCTATCTATAAACACTATTAACTTATTATCCTCTAGTGTTGCTACAGGTTCTTCAATCCAAGGTTTATTATTATAAGTTTCTAAGAATCTAGTAGCTTGTTCGTGACTAATAAGTTTTACTGTAGCTATTTTATTACTACCAAAATGTAAAATTCCTTCTAAGAAGTACATACGCTTATCTTGAGTATCATCACCATAAGTAATACTAGATTTGAAATTATTCATAGTGAGTCTATTACTTATAGATTCACTTAGTAAAGACAATCCTTTATCGGTTTTTACTAAACCTTCTAAGTCTGCTACTCTTTTTACATTACCTTCAAATGGTATTCTAAGAGTATTATTACCGGTAGCTTTAGTAGCTATCTTGCTTAGATACGCTGTGTATAACCAATAATCAATTTCCTCAGGTAAGAAAGATGGACAACCAGATATACCAATATTAACGGCATTTTTATCTGCTTCAATCTTAAATGCTATATGTGCTTCTAATACTGTCATGTTTACTTTTACTTAGATTCAATTTCTTGAAGTATAGTCATTTTGATATCCTGATTCTTTTTATCATTCAATGAAGCAATTGCATCTTCTAAACTTCTACCAATGATATCAGTACCATAGTAATAGATGTTTTTAGATTTACGAATTACATTCTTTGAAATAGCTGCTTCAATAATGTATTGAGTATCTCTTACTTTGTTGTTTACCCAAATCAAGAAGAACTTATCAGGATTGTTTTCAATGAGATCAAATAAACTACTTTCAACTAGCTCATTACTGATATTATCAGTCTTGTGACCATATAAGCGTAAACATTTGCGCATTTCCTCAATTGACATCTTGTTAAATTCAGAGAATGCCTCACGTTTAGCTTTATTTCTTTTATTAGCTTCTTCAGCTTCAATTTCTTTATTTACAAGAACATAATCATGAGTAGGCTTAAGATTGTTAATACCATTTGCTACTCTTTTGTGTCCTTTTAAAAATAAATATGCAAGTTCATCTTCAGGTCTGTCAAGGTGTAAAACTTTATCTCTTGCACCTAAACCAATTGCATATGTTTTCCAGAACCCGCTTTGTGGAGATAAGTGGCCTTCTTCATATCCCATTTCTTTCTCCAAACGTCTAGCATCTTCTGGAGTTAAACCGGTATATCTATTACCGGATCTTGTCCAGTAAGTACTGATATAATCTTTACAATTCTTATACTTAGCGATTCCAGCCCATGGATTTGTACGGGCGAATTTTAATATAACATCCATAGTATTTATTGTTATGCTGCATCTTTGAATCTGAATACATATTCATAACTTATTTTATTTCCTCTTATGGATTTTCTAATAGTTGTAGAATGAATTTTAGTTTCTGCTGCAGCTTCTTTTAAACTGTTAAATTCTTTAATTACATTCAAATCTTTATCAAACATTAATACTTTCTTTGTACGTCTGGCATTACTTTCGGCAACTGCTTTCCGGTGTTCATCTGAATAATTTAGTTTTTGAGTTTCTGACATTCTCTTTTTTGCTTCTTCGGAATGTTTTCTACCAAAAGCTTTTTGTCTCATTTTTTCTTTAGTTTCTTCGGAATGTTTTCTACCAAAAGTTCCATCACCACCATCAGTTAAATTATAACCTATTTTTCTATCTCTGCTATTAAAGAATTTTATGTAATATTTTTCTTTTTCTTTTAACTCCTTAGCATTTTCTGCAAAGTCAATAATTTCCAATATAAAATTATCTTCTCCATACTTTGCCATGGATTTGTGAATAGGGGAAGGTTCTCCGATGCGAGCTTCATACCAATGATGCCTATATCTAGCACCGGAGCCCTGATTTGTTATCCCTATATAAATTTTATTATTTAACTTATTTGTTATTTTGTAAACTTCGTATGTCTTCATAAAATTTTAAATTTTACAACACATAACGTAAGTTTCCATAATAAGTTCCAAATAATTTTGAATTAATCTTCGACCTCCATTATGAGCTCTCCGCACGCGCGTGGGTCACGTAACATTATCCCCATCTCGCCTAAAAAATGCACAGAATAGCCGTCCTTTGCATTAGATCTTACTGTGGATTTATTCTTAGAGTAACCAGTTCCCGGAGCTACAGAACCTGAAGTATTCCAGATAACCATCTCACGGTCCTTACGAACAACTTTAACGATGTTAGCTTGACCATCACGTCTACCAAGATCCAAGAATGTCATTCTATAAGATTCCAGTGGTTTACCAGATACCGGATGTAATAAACGATTATAAGTAGTATCATCATACAACGGGAAATGTTTCAATGTCAATTCAATGCCATTCGTCATCTTGTATGTTACAAACTGACCACCCAAAACTAAAGCCTGACCAGAACCACTGATAAACTTCGTATCAATCAAGTTCATTGTAGCTGCTTTTTGTTTCAATACACGGTCAAATTCTCTCATACCCATTTCACCAGTCAAAGCAACAAACTTACGTTCGTTAGTACCTAAGATATTGTAAGACAAGTCAAACAAGAAGTCTTCCAACAATTCCGGAGTCAATTCAGTATAGTAACGTCTGTTAGACGGAGCAATCTGTTGCAACAAACCTGCAGGAATGTAAACCGGACGACCATTTGTACCTAACAATGAAGTAGAACCGTCTTTATTTACATTAGACTTAGAGTAAACCATCATTCTCTCACATCTCTTAGACCACTCACGCATTGCCTTCCATTCCTGATAATCAGACCACAAGTAAGAAGTCTTACCAGTTTTAGGATCTTTCAAAGCAATCCAAAGTACTGTAGAATAAGCTGTACCTGTAATATCATAATCCAAGCGAGTCGTAAACAAGAAGTTTCTCATCTTGAAATGAGTATTATAATTCAGGATATCACCCTCTTCACTGTATTCTTCGTAAGCAGAAGCTAAACGAGATACTTGACGACCAGCTAACAAATATTCACCAGGAATATAAGAATTAGATTGACCATCTGCAATGAAACAAGTATAAACCCATTCATTACCATCTTGATAAGGAGCACCAGAAACACGTACTTGATACTCTCTATTATCAAATTCCAAAATTGCACCAGGACCAAACCATTTGTCCTCTAACCACAACATGATAGGTGTGTTACCCAAACCTGCCATAACTGTGTCAGCATTTGCAGCAGTGATTTCTGTTCCCTGCCATTTTGCAGAGCGAATCGTCACAGCTCTATCACTATCGATCATTACAGACCATTCGTAGTCTCTTTGGTCAATTGTCATTACATTACCAAGACCACCAGTAATCGCATCCAAAGAAGTGCTATAACCATCATCTTTAGAACCGAATACATAAGAAATAACACGGGTTACTTCATACGGTCTAGTAAGCATTGCATTTGAAATCATATTCTCATCAACAAGATCTGAGAACCATTTACCTCTACCGATCTGTAAATTATTTAAAATTCCGTTATCCATATAAATGTTAGTAATTTATTTTTAATTAAAGTAGTTGTACTGCACGACTAAAAATAGAGTTAGATGAACTTGTATTAATTCTCTTAGTACCTTTACTAACGCCTGTTGATCTGAGACTATTTTTCAGATTTTTAATAGCAGAGCTAGTACCCTGTTTTTTGGCAGCATCTAACAAAGTGTCACCTCGCATTGTAAAATAAGCTGACTCTATTAAATTCTTTACGCTCTTGGAATAGTCTTTTTGGTACTGGGTCTTTCCACTAGCGTCGGCTTTAAATATATAAGCCAATAATTCTTTCTTGTCCTTAGCTGGTATTTTGATACCACGTATATTGTCCAAGGACTTTATTTCACCGACAACGTCATCAAAAAACTTTTGTTGGCGCTGTACCATTTCCTCCTTTTTGATTCTTTGTTGCTCTAATAGCTCTTCTTTCTCTTTCGCAACAATCTCCTGAAGTTCCTCAACAGCATCTCTAGCCTCATCTTCTAATACTCCGGCATCTTCAAATCTTTCGATTTTCTTAGCAATTTGTTTATCACTGTAACCCTTTCTAGCCAGTAATTCTCTTAGTACTGTCTTTTGTTCATTCTCATTTTCAATATCAACATTATCAATATCGATGTCCGGAGTAATAGAGAAATAGTCTTCTAGTTTACCACCATTACGAACAAATTCATCTAATTTTGCAACATCTTCGCTTGCATATTCTGGAGTAGATTGTTCTTCGATTACTTCTTTAAAATACTTAACCAATTCTTCTACAGTCTTTGGTTTTTCTTCTTCCTCTTCTTCATCAAAATCCCATTCTAATTCTTCAGCAATTGCATCAAATAAAGCAGATACTTGTTTAGATTCAACTTCATCTTCTTCAGTCTCTTCTTCAATTTCTTTTTCGGTTTCCTCTTCTTCAGTCTCTTCTTTATCCTTTTTCTTAGAGGCTTTCTTAGATTTCTTAGGTTCTTCTACTTCTTCCTCTTCAACTTCATCGATTTCCTCTTCCTCTACTTCTTCCTCTTCTTCTATTTCTTCTGTCTTTTTATTTTTAGATCCAGGAGTAGCAGGTCTAGCTTTAGCAGACTCTTGTTTCAGTCTCTCTAATTCTTCATCATCAATATCATCATCTTGATGAATGTTGTTGCCAACTTGTTCAGTAAACATATCAGTTATAGCTGTAAATCCAAATAGTGTATCGTTACTATTGTTTTCCATAATTAATTATAATTAGATTGTAATTGTTATTTTTTCTTTCTGCCTTTATGATTCCATTTTGCGGCGTTCTGTGCGAAGATTGCCCTCTTCCTAGTCAATGGGTTTTTACTATGCGTTAACTCTTCTGTACTTTTACCTGTTCTTTTCTTAAGTGCGTTAAACTTCCCACGATTCTTTTTCTTGATGTGTATACCTCCGTCTTTATAAGAAGGAATTGGGTATACTGGGTATAAATTTTCCATATTGATTATTCTTTATTTAGTTCATGACCTACAAATCCAGCACCACCTAATGGCATTAAAATTTCCATAGGAATTAGTTTGTTCAATCTATCAATATACTCGTTTTTATTTCTATATAAATCATATTGATTCTTAACCATTTTATTTGATGTCGGATTTCTCATATATTCCAAAATCATATTTTCGTCTACAGGAGTACTCCAGTTTGTAATTTTACCAGAATCTTTTAATGATCTCTTTAGAGTTAACATATGACTTTTAGCTTCTGTAGGATTTAATAAGTATGATCTACTTCCAGCAGCATCAAATAATCCCATTTTTCTTAACTCCGCAGAACTATATGTATTGTTAGAATTTGCTAAATAATTTAGATAAGTGTTTGTAATATATTCTTTACCACTATCAAAATCCTGAATCTTTCTAGATCCTGCTAAACCATCTGCCACATGTCCTAACTCATGATTAGCAGTTCCAGGCATATAAATATTATTATCTAATATTATATTATAATCATTTATATCTGTAGGTAATACGTTATCTTTAATATTTTTTATATTTATTTGCCCATAACCGTCTTTGTCCGTATCACCCCATTTGACATAACTACCTCTTTTAGTCATGTCTTTATATGCAATATTAGAATAAGCTCGTTTGTAGTTAGTTCCATATGTTTTGTCTACATTTTCTACTAATTCACGAGTTCTTTCATCTGGAAAAATTGCTTGTTCTATTGTCCTAGAAATTTCTTGTTGGTACTTCTTAGAATTTCTATCCTTTCTTAATACTTCAGAAAATTCAGAATCATAATCTTCTTCCGTTTTCTTTTTAGTTTTCTTTTTGGTTTGAGTAGGAGCAAAACTGTGAACACTAGCTCCATCAATTTCAGTACCCTCAACTATTCTTCCTACTTTGGACTTTAGTTTTTTGATGCCTTTTCCAACTCCCCAAGGTATTAGATTTAATGCAGCATCAATAGCAGCTCCAGCATAATCTCCCTTACCTAAATCTTCAATGAAATTAACTGCATCTTTAATGTATCCAGCTGGAGTAATATAAGCTTTTGGCTGAACTGTATTAACTGCACCTGATATTTTCCTTTGTCTTTCAAAGTACTCAGGAGTACCAGTTCTGTATTCTGGTGGTAAATCTGCTTTATTTATGGTCTTACCTTTACCATCTTGATATGCAGGAATGGAATCAAATTGTTGCTTGATATCAAAATATGTAGCACCAGGGTTATTCACCCTGACACTATCATATATCTGTTTTCTCTCTTTAAGAGATAGATCTTTCCATTTCATACTAATAATATTTACTTACCTGTCTTACCCGGTTTACCTTTTCCGCCCTTTTTAGAGCCTCCCTTACACGCCATAATTAGTCCTCCTATTTTTTAGATTTGTTCTTATATTCTTTTTCTGTTATTTTAACAAAGGTTGCTTTAATTTTATCGCATCTACCATTTTTGAATTTAAAAGCGTATCGTATAGAACCTTTGTCTATTTTCAATTGTCTGGAAGCGTCTTTATACGCATAAAAGTATTTACATTCACCATTGTCGAAAATAGCTTTTATAAAGATGTTATTCTTTTTATTTCTATAGTCTTTATAACGTTCTATAGTTTTTACCCTTATTTTGTCTATTATTTCCTTTTTCTTTTCTTCAGACATGCAATTATACCCGAAATATTGTTTTGTAATATCCCATCTATTCTTCATTTTATCGGATTGTTTAGGTCTTTTTTTACCTAAATTTTTCAATCTAATTTTTTCAATGGTTTCTTTGGATATTTTTCTACATAAGGCTTTCTGTCTAATTTTCTCTTTCGTCTCTTCAGATAAATGTTTCCCAGCATATTTTGCCTCTGGATCAATATTATATCCAAATTCTCTGATATATGATTTGTAATAATCTAAATAATATTGTTCAAAAATTAAACATTCATCAGGTTCACATTCTTCTAAAAACTGAAATTGTAAAACATCTTTGTATTTATTATATGCAGATTGAAGATGATCGTTACAATGTCTATTTTTCTCAAGATTTCTTAGATGTTCTTTTAATCTTCTTTCTACATTAATTGAACTCCCAATGTATCTCTTGTTATTTATCGGATTATATATTTGATAGATGCCTGACATACTTTATTTCTTTTTGGATCTGGCTGCTTCAGCATTTGTTTTATTCTTAAGAGCAGTCTTTGCTTTTAATTGTTCTCTCTTATAAGCCGCATCATCTTTCATCTTCTGCAATCTCTTAGCCTCTTGCAATTTTCTATTTTCAAGAGCTATCTTTTCTTTTTCAATTGTAGCTTTTAACTTATCAGCTTTCTCTTGTGCAGCAATTTTACGCTTTTCAAGTTCTTTCTTATTTTCTTCAGCTCTAGCCTTGTTTGCTAAATCCATTTGTTTGCTCATAGCATCAGATACAGCTTTTTGTCTAGCTATTTCTTGATTACCAATTTCAATTACATCAGGTACACCATTCATATCTTGATCCATATTTTCAGATCCTCTATATGCATTTAATTGAGCTACAGTAATCTTAGTAGCATTATCTTGATCAATCTTATATTTAGTAAGATCAAGTTCAGCTTCTTTAAGCATAAGCTCCTCTTCCTTAACTTGATTCTGCATTTCAACAAGCTGTTGCTGTTGTTGATTTTCTTGTTCTTGCATTGCTTGTTGTTGCTCCAATCTGTTGTTTTCTATGTCTCGTAATTTGGATTTGATTACACTTAAATTGTCGCTAGTAAATATTTCAGCAGCATCTAACAATGATGCACCATTCTGCATAGCTGGTTGTACAAGACTCTTAAGTTGTTCAATGGCTTGACTTTCTTTGGTACTGTCAGTTACAAAAATATCAAAGTCTTCATATGACCAATTGTCATCCATTTGCAAGAATGTTCTAGTACCCTCATCAAATATATAATTTAAATACTTTTTATCATCCTTCCATGCAAACTTGGCACTATCTAATAACATTGATAATACATGTGTTTTAATTTGATTATGTAACCAAAACCATGGCTCAGTAATATGAGCAGATTGAACTACAGATCTTTCTACATTACCCACTAGCTCATTACTAGAAATAGATCCTTGTCTTTGCTTTGTTACTCCGGACAATTCAGATACCATTTCTTCAATCTTCGCAAGTAATTGAATGTACGTATTAATAGTATTAGACATACTTGCATCAATAGAAGTCCATTGATTGTATGGTGATGGTTTACCACCCTCTCTACCAGGAATGTCCCAACCTTCTTCGTATGGATTGACAAATGCTACACCAAGTGCCCCTAAGTAATGCATCCACTTATCTACATCTATACCCATACTCTTAGGTATTTGAGTAACATCTATTACAGGTATTTTTCCTTTGTCTCTAGCTATTGCCATTTCAAGACGATACCAAAGTATGATATACATGTATTGTAGTGGTTTCATAATAGCAACTAATGACTTGGCTTTAGTATTTGTATTACTATAAGCTGCACCAGTGTATGGTAATTTAGCACTATTTAAATTGTCTCCTCTACGGAATTGGTACTCTAATGGTTGCATACCAAAGTAAAGATCATCGCCTGCTCTGTATCCTTCCCATGCTTCAATAATCCATTTCCATTCAACATTGATTTCTTCACCAGTAGGTTTATAATATTCATCTACCTGTATTTCATCCGGCATACCTGTCTCAGGATCTATTATTGTAACAAACCCTATCTTTTTAAGTGATTTCCAGCATACATGATAAACTACAATGTTATCTGGATCTCCATAAGGATTATGGTCTGGTAATTTATTGTATGATTTTAAGTTATAATGAACAAAATCATCTACTGGACTTTTGTCTGGACCAAATCCAGATGTAGGTTTTTGATCTACTATTTCTAACAATTCATTTAATTGCTTTTCATCCAGTTTATCATAAAACTGATCATATATTTGGCTCCATGACATTAATGATCTATAACAACACCAAGATGCATCATGAATAAATTCAATGCCTTCTTCTGCAGGATACTTAAAATCTTTAGGATTGATTCTTTTAATAACTGGTTCACCATTTCTAATTCCTATGTAATACTCTTCAAGTCCTGCAACAAGTGCATCTTTAAAGCCTTTCATAAATTCATGAGAAATGTTTTCTTTCTTAAGTAAGAATAATAAGCTTTGATATGCTGTTGTTTCTGCTGCATCTTTGTAATCCTTTGTTAAATACTTCTGTATTTGTTCTGGTGTTTGAATTTCGCCTGTTTGTAATCCTTCTTGAAATCTAGCTTGATCTTCTGGGCTTAATTTAGCAAGCATAGCAGCTTGCATATAATTCAACAGCATCTGTTTAGCTTTGTCTTGTACTTCACTACTAGCAATATCACTAGTACGGCACACTCTAAAGTTAAATGGACGCTTTGTTTCTTCACCCAATAATAGGTCTACTTTTGGTCGTATGATATTATAATCCTGTGCCATTGCTGGAAAACCATCATCTTGATTAAAAGGATTAGTAACATACTTTAGATCTTTTTCATTATAAATACTATTATATAAATCATAATAGCTTTGCATTTCTTCTTCGTCTGGTATACTATCAGATGAAGCTATACCGGATATTCCAATGATATAATCTACGCAATCTTTACGCCATTCTTCAGTTTTTTTACTGAGTGGTAGTCTTTGGATAGGAAATGAGTTGACTGTTCTTTCCATATTAATTAGTAAACATAAATGTGGTTGTATTATTATTTAAAGGCATGAATGTAAATGAATCATCTGTATTTTTAAACAATGGTTTATCAAACAATCTCATTTTCTTTTCAACATCCTCTTTCTTCTTTACTTGTATATTATACAATTGTTCTCTATAGACCATTACCTGCATAAATGCCATAACCCTATCAAAGTTTCCTTTGTCATTATATTGAATAAGTTCTTCAAGGAATGGTTCAGATAGTACAGTATTTAAACCTAATTGTTTTTGATCCCTAAGTTCTTCCAGCCATTCTTTGATCTTACCTTCTCCCCAAAGTTTGATCTCTCTATTCATATGACATCCTTTTCGTCTATTTACTGTAGAATTATTAACAATATCTTTAATGATGTCTGGTTGATCAGCAAGTAAATGGCTACAATGTTTGTTATTGAAATAAGTAAATAAACCAGTGTTTTGGTTTTCTACCATTGCTTTTGCATTATAGTAAATAAGTAACTTACGAACATTTTCATAAAACTCTTCAGCAGTTTTTGGCCTACCTGTATATTCTGCTACAATGATATCTGAATATGATTCAAAGTCTTGAAAACGTTTATATATAAAACAAGAACCTAATGAATTAGTACCTGATTGATCGTGATCATATGGGTCAATACCAGCTATATATAAACCAAATGGTGCATCTTTAACTGGGTGTTCCCATATAACTATTTTACCAGTAGGGTCAGAATTCTTTGGTAATGGGAATTCGGTTATGTCTCCTGTTTTCTGTATATTCCAAATTATCTCTCCATTAACTAGAGTAAGAGTACCTACTTGTTTATGATTCTGTAACTTAGTGTTAGTTCTTATCCTTGCTAATTGTTTTTGTAATTCTTTCTTTGGGAATATGTTACCAGATAATTCAGTAAATGCTTCTGCTGGGGATTCAGAGTGTTCTGCTACATATCTATCTATTTGTTGAGAACTAGTAGCTTCTTTTAATTCTTCTTCACGTAGATTTAAAATAAACTGTCTTGCTTTGTCATGAAGAGTATTACCATCCTCATCCATATACAATCGTTTACCAGTCTCATCACGTATATCCAAATTAGTGTGTTGAGGTATAAAGAAGCCACATTCCTTACTCTGGATACCATCATCCCATATATTTTCAAAACCTATGCAATTGTACGATTTAGGGTTATAAAATGCTTCACGTAATGTCATTACTGCAGGACCTTCATCACCACCAGTACCAAACATAATCATCAGACCAAAGGCAACACCATCTTGTTCTACAGATGGTCTAGCAATTTGCCATGCAGCTTTAAGTTCTGGGAAAGTACCTGCCTCTTCCCAGAGTATTAACATACCTGCTTTACCACGTACAGCATCTGGGTTATCTTTCAATGATACACCTATTATTTCTGATTTGTAACCAACTTCAATTTTATTACCAAAGTTATCAGTTACAATCATAGAAGCTCTACGACGCATGCTAGTATTTACAGCTTGTCGTTTTTTACCCCATGCAGTGTTTTCATCTATAAAGTCCATGTAATCCCAAGCCTTAGTAAGAATACCATCGTCTGTAAGATATTGTTTATTTGATGCGTATACATAAGACTTAGAACCAGGTATTAAAAAGAAATTACGGCAAAGCATAGAACCACCTTTATACGAGTAACCTTTACGTCTAGCTTTTGCTACACATAAGTGTTTACCTTGATCTTGTGCAATTTCAATAGCTTGAAAATAGTAATAGTCATAATCATAAAAATCAGGAAATGCTAACTCTCTAACTTTTATTAGCTCTTCTTGACCTTGTTTATTCTTTTTATTTTTGTATACAATTCTTTGAATTGGACAGTAGTTCAAATAAAAATAGTTATACCCAGTGATGTAATCTCCATCATCTGCAGTATAACCATTGATGCATCTATCAGCCTCTGTTTCCCAAAAATTGAAATACTCTGATGTACCTTTAGGGTAATTACAATAAGAGCCCGACTCTATATAAGCAAGAGCCGAGCGTCTAAATTTATCACTATTTTTGATTCTCTTTGTGAAATCAATCATAAATTACTTTCTTCGTTTAAACAGGTTCTTAATTTTCTGCCATAAACTAGTTTTAGTAGTGTGATTATTTTCTGTTTTTTCATCCATGTGTGATATAGCATAAGCAGCAGCTTCAGCCAAATCTCTTTCTTGCTCTGCTTTCATGTTGTTATATACCTCAGTAAAGTCAAAAATAATCATTGTCGGTTTAGTATTCTTTTTACTAGTTTTAGTCTTAGCCATAATTGCAATTTCTTTAAGCCCTTAACGGGCAGGTTTTTATAATGTCTTTTATTGTGTCGTAGTTTCTACAACTTCTTTTTTGGTAATTCAAATGGGTTCATTTCTCCACCGCCTCTAACTTTGCTATTCTTAATCTCTTCTGCTCTTACTTGAGATTTAAGTTTCACAATAGATTCTATTACTCCGGCCATGTTCTTAGCACCATCTGTAAGTTTCTTAATAGAATCTAAATCCATTTCATCGTCTTTAGATAAGTGATAGTATTTAGCAGCACCTTCAAGTTTCAATAGTAATCCATCTAACATATACTCAAGTAAGGAGTATGTTCTACTTTTCCAACTATCTTCTGCTTGTATTACTATTTCTGGTAATTCATAGTTTTCATCTCCAAATAGTTCTTTCTTTAATGTAGGTTCTATTAGATCTCTCTCCATAGTTTCTACATAAGGAGAATCATATTTGTTTTTAAGTACTATGTACCATAAATATTTCGTTGCTAAATCTTTATCTTTGAATGAATCCCAAAGTTTTTTGAATGGTGGGATAGCCAACATATCTGGATGTATGACTACTTGTCCACCAACTATATCTGCTAAATTCATTTTTAGGCTTCCTTAACACAAGCTTCGCAACAATCGCAACCCTTCATATTACGATTTTGATCGTATTCTTTATTCAATTTATAATTATTATAAAAATCTTCATTTCTCATAATAACAAAATCTCTAACTTTTCTTCTATCTTCAACTGGTACTTCTTTTTCTCTATAATCAGCATAGAGAGCCATGATTACATCACCAGCTTTTACATCATACTCTTTTTCATTAGCTACAAAGGTACCATCTTCCTCAATTACCCAAGCCCAATCAATATTTAAGTAGAGATTACTAATAGTATCAAAATTCTTAATATCGTTATCCTTCATTGTTAACAATGAGCTGCAACCTGTATAAATATACGTATTCATATTAATCTAAATTTATTTTAATGTATCTGTTTTTATAATGTCTATTCAATGCATCTACTGCTTCTTGTTTAGTATAAAATGCATTAACATACTCTGGATTTTTACTGTACTGATTGATTATCTCCTTCAGTTGCTCCGCTTTCTCGTCCCTGTTCTGCATTCTCATTTTCTTCTTTATTATCAGTTGAACCAAATCCACCACCACGATCTTCGCCTGCTAATTCCTCTACAATTACAGGCTCCATCTTCGGATAAGGCATTACTACTAACTGAGCAATCTTTTCACCTGGTTGATAGATTGTAGGAAGAGCATCTGTAGTAATCTTGAATTTAACAAGAATCTCACCTTTATAATCGCAATCTATAACACCTACTGCATTACACATTGACATAGATCTCTGAGAAATAGACGATCTCATAAAGATCAAACCCACATGACCTTCAGGAATCTCTACTGACAAACCTGTATGATATACCAATACTAACTTACCACTCTTATCAAATTCCTGAGTAAAGGAAATTGCTGTTAAATCTAAACCAGCATCATTAGGGTTAGCATAACTAGGTAATACTGCATCTTCTTGTAATTTCTTAAATTTTAATTCCATATTATTTTCTTACTATATTGTGTCCTAATATTATTTCTGTTGCTTGTGCTGCTAAATTTGCAGCATAATCTTCAAGGAATTGACTACGATTTGTGTCTTGTAAGATCTGCCTCAGATACAGTAGTATCACTTGTTGATTCAGTAGTATCTTGTCCAGTTTTTCTTCTGTGTTCATTCCTTTTTTGAATTCTTGCATTCCTAGTACCATAATTAGCATTGTATTTAGCAGTACACCATTCTAGATTCAATAATTTGTTATTAGTTTTATCTTCATCTATATGGTTTACCTGTTCTCCAATACATTCTGAAAATGTTGATAATACTAATCTATGTACTTTTACTTTGTAATTCCTTTTATTCTTTTGTAATGATACAGTTAGATATCCGTTGTGATCTAGCCGTTGAACTAGAATTTTTCCAATCGTTTTATGTAGACGTCCGTTAGAATGTTCTATTATTCTATCTTTTGATCGTACTTTACCAAAATTAGATACTTCATAATCTGGAAAATTGTATGCGGTTCTCCATATTTCTACGGTCATATCCTTCATAGAGTGCTTAGAAAGATATAGAAGAGCAATGCTATTCCAACATACTTGCGCAAGATGGTGGCAACCTGTTTCTGGATCTATTTCATTTCCTTTTTCGAATTCCCACAGATGACGCAACAAAGCCGCTTTGTATCTTTGATAACCGTTCTCTAAATTCTGCCAGTTATTATCACCATACTTCTTAGCTCCTTCTGTATATACTCTGGCAATATCTTCAAGACAATCAAGAGGCATTAATTCCCATCTTGTTTTGTCATCTTTCTTGTCATTCTTTTTTCCTTCCTTTTGCATTCTATAAAATCTTCAAGTTGTTCCACACACCAAGTAACTAAATAAGCATATTGTTCATTTCCTTCATTATATCCTTCTGCATTCATTGATAAATAATCATATACAGCATCTGCATAATGGATTGATTCATGAGCTAAAGTAGAACAATGGAAATCATCTAGTACTATTAATATACCAACAGCTCTAGAATATTTCTCTCTGACCAAGAACGTAGCTCCCATTACACTACTTAGTTTGGGACGATCTCTTTCTGGTTCATCATTTCTAAGTTCTTTGGTAGTAAGAAAGAAATCAAAAAAATCACAAGCATCTTCCCAATCATCCAGAGTAGTAACATAAAGATTTACAGGATATAGATTTTGATATAAAAAAGCTTTAGTTGTTTTGTTTTTCATTCTCTCTGGTTTTTTCATACTTTCTTTTTGGTTTGATTTTGAATAAATACCCAAACATTATTGTTTTAGTATCTTCATCATTTGAAATAACTCTATTTGCAAATTTAAACGGGTGATTACAAATTACTTCTACTACTTGATGTGGAATATTATATTTATTTGCTAATTGTATATAGATATTAGAAGTTTTTTCCTTTTGAATCATATACTATTCTATAGTATTTATTTTTAAGCAAACCATCGATTGTAAATGATTCTACGTCTATTGTAGAAGGTCTAATTATATTTATCACACTAAACACATCCTTTGTGTCGTTGTTCATCATAACGTGTTCTACTACTTCTAACTTAAGAGCTTTTTCTTCCTTTTTACTATATGGTTTGATAGGTTCTAAAATTATATATCTATCTTTTTCTTTTACTTTGATGTTCGTGGTTTCTACAAACATAGAAGAATTTCCAAAGTAAAGAGTATACTTATTAAATGGTAATTCTTTTCTCATTAATTTATTCCACCAACATTTTAGTAAACCATATTTCTTATAGATAAGAATGGAACCTGTTTTTATATCTAAACATTTCATTTTATTCTCAGTATTATCGTTAGTTGCAAACGATCTCCAATAACAACTGGTATCAGAGCCTTATTTACGCTAAGTTCGTCTTCAGCAGGTCCAGCTATCAAAATGCCCTTCTCTTTGAAAGACTTAATGTATCTACTTAGGTTATCCTTAGTAATACCTAAATTCTCAATGATATATTTTCTATTATATCTGTTTGCTACATTCTTATTTGTATTAGGTTCCTTAACGTATTCCATATCCATTTTAATAAGTGTAGCCATTAATTCAAGTTCCCTATCAGTTAACCTAAGTATTCCATTAAGCGCTTGTAAAAACTCTGGTATCAATTCTTCATTTGATACGGTTTTTACTAGTTTATTCATTTATGATTGCCTCGAGTTTATTTAACAATTTCATCATATTGAAATATACAGTATCATGCTCTACTTTCACACAAGTTTGAATTTTACCTTCCTGATACTTTTTCTCAATATTGTTCTTACGTTGATTGTAAGTATTCTTCAATTGAGCAATAATAGTACGAATCTGTCTGATTTTCTTCTCATCATTAGATTCAACAGTAACATTTTCAATTGGCTCAACCAAACCACTTTTAGCATATTCCTCAATCATATCACATGATACAGCTACGTTTACTTGGGAATAATAATTTTGTGAGTCAGAAGATTTCTCATCAGAGAACGTATACATATCATTATCCAAAGTAAGGATATCACCTGATTTTAATACACCAAAAGGTTTAATAACTTTATATTCTGTAATCATAATTATTTAATGATATTTATTATTTGTTTCATTTTATCTTCTCCAATTTTTCTTGAAGAAATCGTAGTTTCTATACCTAATCCTGAACAAGGATCTTTCCAAGCTTTACATACTTTGCAGTATTCTTTGCTTTTCCGTTTAGCATCAAATGGGCATTTTTCCCTGACTGTTGTAATAGTAACTCGGTAATCTGACATAGTATTTATTTTTTAATAGTTCCAAGTGCTAATTTAATCCACTTGTTTACGTCAAAATCAGGATCTTTTTCAGATATGATTCTGCAATTGTTTGAAGAATCACATACTTCGTATTGTTTGGGTTGGGTTACTAAACCCATGAGACTAATTGCTTCATTCTTAGATAATGTTAATTCTGTAGCATTTTTCATAGAAGGATTATTAACGTCTTCTGGAACAAATACCTTAACTGTACCATCATCTTGTATTTGAATGAACTTTGAGTACTCACCCAACATGTTATTTATCATTTCTTTAATCATATTCACATAACGCAAATATTCAAAAAAAGTTGCAAATTTTATACAATAAAAAAGGGGTTAACTTTATGCTAACCCCTAGTACATCCAACTACAACCACGATTAATTAAGACTACGCTTAGTCTTTAAAATATTTTTCTCCTTTTACAAAGGCTACTACATTATAAGGATTTACTAATTGACTATCTTTAAACAAATCAAAATCAATCGATGCTTTCCTAGGATATGCTACCACATCACCTACTTCAGGATGATTGTTCTCATCTTGCCACTGATATCCAGATGGCAGACGTAATACAATACCTTTTCTGAATGTAGTTAACACTTTTTCTTTAACTGTTTCAGTGTCATTAATATCATAACCATTTTCGTCCTTTTTACCAGTCTCTACTGGCTTAATAATTTCTTTCTCTACGTATTCATCCTCTAAGGGTTTAACTATCATATCCTTAGTAGGAATATACACTAAACCGTCTATAACGGTTTTTAATATGTCCTGTTGATTTTCCATACTGGCTAAACGTACTTAATTAATTTTTGTTCTATTACTCTGAAATTTTTCTTAGAATGTGACCACCAGCACTACAACAAATACCTTGTGCAACATTATTTAGACACCCACTAAAGTTTTCAAATTGTCTAAAATAACACCCTCTGCATCCATCATATGCTCTGATTATTTTAAAATCATCACCATTTATGTTAACAACTCCTTGTCTAATCATTTCTAAGTATCTTGGCTCATTCATCATGATATAGTTCGATAATATTATATTATATACTGCAGTTATCTAGAGTAAGAGTAATGGTTTATATTACTACTAATTGCATTTTAAACTACTATTATATCCTACTCTGGATGTAGGAACGTATTACAATCTAATTTTGTTCCAATATTAGTAAAATAAAAATAATTTTAACATTATTTATGATTATTTAACATATCTACGAGAGTTTCGTAGTTAATTCATTAACTTGTTGCCTTAATTCATTTACAAATCTAGTAGCTCCTTTAGGTCCAGTATACCCTAAACCTGGTATTTTATATACATGATCACCAATACTATCTATACCATACACATTATTATCCTTACTTAGGATAGCTTCTACCTCTTTAACTGTTAATTCTTTTAACATAATTTAACTATTTTTAACGTATCTTATAACCTAAAAGTGTTAATAATTCATAAAATTTGTTAATATCCCTAAAGTAAAGTGAATATGAAATCATCATATGAGCCATACCTTCCTCCATAGGATTCATTAACCTAAGATCTGATACTTTCAAAGCTTTAGTACCATCAGCGCAATCCCATTCACTTACTCTAGCTCTTAATAGCTCAAAGTCACTAAATTCATAATAGAGTTGATTATCTTTAATTTCAAATCCTTTATCTTTTAATTCTTGTTCAAATATCATATTGCTGTTATTTAAATTCTAATTAGAGAACGAAAATGAATAATAAGTGTTGTAAAAATTTTTTATAAAAAATATTTTTGTGGGTATAATTGAAAGCGAGAACTGTAAAAAATTTTTTTCTAAATAAAAATTGGGGCATACAATTGAAAGCGAGGACCAAAATAAAATATTATAAAAATTTTGATAGTGTGCAATTGAGAGTGAGGACCAGTACAATATCAAGTCCCCTCTCCTAACAAGTAGGGGAAATCCCCCGTCAAAGAGTTAATGTGTCAATAGAACCTTATGGTGTATAGGTTAACCGTAAAATGCTATGGATTTGTCTATCAAGGATAAAGACGTAAAGAACTACGAACTTACGAAAGTAGAGGTAAAAACCTCCAAAGACGGCAAAGCACGCTATGCAGTGTGCGAGTTCAGACAATCAGGTCTAAGAAAGGTGCTGCAAGAGCAAACTAGACCTGTTGTGATGCAGTTAATGGCTGCATATGGTAGTACTAAGGAACACGAAGATGAGTACTTCAAGGCAATAGAGGAAACTATTGGTGAAGTTTTTCCCATCTGTCGTGTTGAAGTAGCAGGTTTTCCTGACTTTGTTCGTAAGGACAATGACGGTAAAATCATCACTGAGACTAAGGAAAGAGACGGTAAGCAAGTAAAAGTAGCTTCCATCTATAACTCTGTCTTCATCTATACACTGTGTACTGACGAAGGCGAATGTATCAAGTCTGATGCAAGTCTTATCAAGCGTGGTGAGAACTTGTTCACCAACTCCAAACGTATTATTACTATGGAGGACTACAAGATACAGAAAGAGAAGGCTAAGGCGGCTAAAGAAGCAGCTAAGGCAGCTGAGGAGAAGAAGCCTAATCCATTGTTAGAGGGCGAAATAGTGGATGACGATGAGTTGTAATGAGTAAGTGGGAGGGAGTGGTAAACACCATCCTCTCCTCCCTCATTTTCACTCTTTTTCACACCAAGCCCATTAGTAATTTATATAATATATAGCGTAATTTAGAACATAAACAAAATCGGTCATGAGTAACGGAACAAAAGCAACAATAGGATTTTACATAATGTCATGTTTATACCTATTATCAATAGGATTAGATCCAAAAGCGAAATTCTCAGCAATATTAGATATGATATTCGAATGGTCATTAGCTTATTGGATATTTATTGGAATATGTTACTTAATAATAAACTCATTTAATAAATAATATCATGAGCAAAAGAAAATATCACAAATCAAATTGTGATGCCACAGTTAGAGCAATAGTAGAAGATGCACTAGGACGTAAAGTTATCCTAGTTGGAAAGCACGCTTTCGAGTGGTCTATTATTCTCGAAAAAGAAGGAAAATTAGTAATAACTACCTTTCCTAATAGAGAAAAAGCAGTAGATACATTTAACAATAAATATAGAAGAAAATGAAAGCACTCAATTACATTCTATTTGGTATACTATTGTTAGTATTATTATTTTATATAGTAATAACAATAAGTCAGCCACGTTACGCAGTAACTAACATATTACTGTACATAATACCAACTCTAATTGGTATCTATTTTGGTGTTAAGGTTATTAAACATGAATAACAAACCACCCAGTGTATGAAGTGATACACAACTCTCTTTTTAATTTAATATAATGCAGCCATAGTTAGTGACAAGCCTAAGTAAATGCAGAGTCATATTAAATTTTAATATATGAAAAAGATAATATCATTCATTTGGTTAGTATTAAGAATACTTATCTATATGATAATATTATTAATACTGTTGGACGATCCCATCCTATATCCAATATGTGTGATATTATTTGCATATATTGAATTTAAGGATAAACTTAGTATTAGTGTTTTTCATGGTATTTTAGATGAAGTTAAGAAAGAATTGAAGTAACAACATTCTTTTGGTTAAAATGTAAGACACATATCTGTTGTGAAACACGTGTGTGTCATTTAAAAGATTTTTATAAACAATGATTATAGCCTTCTAAAAACAACGAAGTCACGACAGAACTGTTGTATGCCTATTGTGAAATACGCATACAATTCCCTAGAATAAAGACAACCTCATCGAGACTAACTACACTACTTCATACGCATTCTGATTAATACACAAGTTAGCGGTTCTAGGGTCTAGTAGGTTTAAATTGCCGGGCTGAACGAATGCCAACGGCTACCGAAGCTAATGTCTTTAAATCTGAATCATTAATACTTAATAATATGATAAGAATAATAATTCAGAAAAAAAAGAGTCGTAGTATATCTCTATACAAGAGAATTGTGACTCTTAAAAAAGAGCTTAATTTAAGTTGGCTTGATGCAATTAAGTTAGCTTATAAATTAAGTAGAGGATACGGTGTAGTAATCAATACTGCTATCGCATCCAAGCAACAGTGTATGTACGGTTATATGGATAATCTCCATAATCAACTACATCGTGTATTTGATGCAAATTGGAAACAAGATGTAGAAACTGTTGCTATGCAAATACCCAAAAAAGACTTTGACCTATTTAAATTAGGTGGAGGATATAGGGTATATATTGCAACAAAACCCGGTTATATAGATCACTTCTTACAGATCTATCCATAATCAGGTAAGGGAGATTTATTTCTCCCTTTTAAAAAATGACAAACTTGTTGAATTATAGAACTCTATTCATGTATCTGTTGTGAAACACATACTGATTAAATTAAAATCCTAAGTAGGTACATGTAACAGCTTGGCGGCGCTAGTGGCTTATGGTCTACTTAGGATTATTTATGAAAACTATTAACATTAAATATAATCAATATGGCAACAAAAATTAAATTCAATTTTAAAAAAGCGAAATTTAAAATAGCTTGGTTGAAAGCATTAAAGGTAATTTTTGGTCTTGAATTACAAACAGCTAAAATTGCTGTAGATTCTGGAGAATTTTACTACACACTCAAAGATAATGAAACTTATGAAGCTATTTGTATTAAAGTAGCAGAAGTATGTGGAACTATAGGTGAATCCTTTTTCTCAGAAGAAGAAATCAAAAATGTGATGTCTATTGTAGAACCACAAATAGAATCACAAAGTACAAAAAATATAAATACTACAAATAATTCTCGTAATATACAAGAAATTACTCCAAATGTAGTAAAAGTGGGTTCAGTATATATTCTTACTGAAGAAGAATACAACCATCTTTGTAAATGTCGTGGTTTATTAATGGATATGTTAGGTACATATAAACAATTTCTACAAGCTTATGAATCCTTTAAATAAATCTTCATTAAAATGTCTTTTATATGTGTTACTACTATTGGTAGTAGTAGCTGGGGGTATCTACACCATAGCTATTACAGGAGAGTTAATAATAACCTCATTAGGTATGGGTGTTATACTAGGTTTGTTCTTTATTTTAATTAATAAAGAATCTCAAAGAATAGAAAAGTATTTATACGAGGAAGAACAAAAACAACAAGATTAAAAAGGCAATATTGCACAGTTTTATTAATAAATCAATTATTTCTATGAACAAGTTTCGAGACGTAGCCCAATGGCTACTTTGCATCGTACTATTAGGAGGAATCCTATGGTATGGGTACGATAAGTACCATGGTACAGAAGCTCAAAAAGCTTCAGAATCAACTAAAAATGAGGTTATTATTCCTACTTTGGAAGAAAGACTTAACGACTGGAATGTTGAAAAGCATGACATGGAATTATACGATTTGTGTATGGAACTTCCAGAACAAATCGTACGTACTATTCTTAATAGAATAGGTACGACTGCAACGTATGAAGAGATTGCTGAAGAGTATCTCCGTAATACAAACTATTATATTAGTATGCAGTTAAAAGAAGTTATGCCGGGAATAACAGGTCCAGATGCTAAGAATGCTAAAGTGGAAATAAAGACTGAAGTAAATAGGCCGGAAAAAGAAAGTGAGAAAGCTGTCAAAGTACCAATTACGGTAATAGATAGTATTAAATGATCATGATTGCAATAACTTTTTTGAATTTCTGACTTATAATTCATTTATATGCATTGCCTGTGAAGGTAGTGCATATTTTTATTATTAGATCATCAGAAGATGACAAATTTAAATAAATTATGAGATATATAAATTATTATGATAATGATACTCTTAGTATATTTGATAAGAATACTAATAAAATACTAGCAAATATATTATTAGATAAAGAAGATATACCAAAAGTACAAAAACTTCATTGGAGATTAAATGAAAAAGGTTATGTTATAGCGTCAACTAAAAAACACAAAACTATAAAATTACATAATTTTATATTAGAAAGAGATACTAGTAATCAAAAGATTACTTGTGATCATATTAATAGAAATAAATTAGATAATAGAAAAGAAAATCTAAGAATAATATCTCATTTAGAAAATAACTTAAATACAGATAGAATACAAAAAGGAAAAGGTTATTGTTTTAGAAAAGATAGAAATAAATGGATGGCTTATATTGGAATAAATTATAAATTAAAAACTATAGGATATTTTAATACAGAAAAAGAAGCTAAAGAAGCAAGAAAGTATTACTGTGAGAATCAGTGATAAGCATGTGGGGCTTATGTCTTATCAAAAGGGTGGCCAACTTTTAGATAGCATTAGTGCGGACGTTAAAATCATGCCGTTAATAAGAATTGTACTGGCAATACAATTCTGCTATAACGTAAAATATGTTAGATAGCCGATTTTAAGAAGTTTTACGTAAGAGTTTTTTAATATTTATTTTGCAGACGTAAAACTTCACGATGACACTTGTTATTAGTTACTCATAGTACAATATGAGTTGTTGTTAATCAACAATCGTTCAATCAAAACTATCTCTGTAGTTGTACATACAGAGACGTCATCAAAAGTTATAACTTAAATTTATCAAAAATGAAACAGTTACATCTTATTGGAACTACAGGAAATAATTTATGTCTTGTACAGATTCCAACTTCTTGGTCCCAACAAGAAGCAAAAGAAATGCTTGAAAGAGCACTTCTTGTTTTCATGCAGGAAAAAGATAATCCAGAATTTCTTTCTTCATTAAATGAAGAAGAACTGAAACATCAATTTCCTAAATTCGATTCTAAGTTAATCGAGCAAGTTTCTGTTTTACTTCAGAATGTAGGTACACCAATATCTACAGGAGGAGGTCTTACATGGCAAGTAGAAGTACAGAATTACTTATTACGTAATCCTACTTTTACTAGAGACTTAGTTCTCTTATTTAACAATCCTCTCAAAAAAGAGGAAAAAGAGTATCTTTGTATTAACTACATTGAGGCATTACCTGAAATTGTTAAAGTTTTTAAGAGCTATGTCTAAAACGTGGAAAGAAAGTAAAGCAGTAAAACAAGGACGTTCTGAAAAAGGACGTCCTAAGCCTAAAATGGAACCCTACAAAAAGGGTACTAAGAATAAAAAAGAAATTTATTGATTACTCGCCAGTTATCATATAATTTAATTTTTTATTAATATGGTGGTTATCCCCGAATCGTGAATAAGCCCAGAGTCCTACAGCAAATCAAAGCTATGTGAAGATGCATAGTACGCTAATAAAGTAAAGGGGGCAGCATATGATAAGAAAACAAAGACTATGCCACGATTCATTATTTAAGAACATGGAAATAAGAAACGTTATAGAACTCTCCGCATTTAGCAAATCTCTATCAAAAAAGATTACGTACTTAAATCATGAAGAACGTATACTTATTGATATAGAACAAATTGCTGCAATAACTCCATCTTCAGAAAGAGAGGATTTACCCAAGAAAATAGGTTTATCTTCTTGTAATAATAATGAAGTAAAGGAAGAATTGTATACTTGTGTATTACTTAAATGCGGTTTTAGTATAAGAGTAATTGAATCAGTAGGAGAAGTATATAGTAAAATAATACAAAGAACGTATAATTCTACTATCTAGTAATAAAAATTAATAACTAAAAAGTAAAAAGTAATGACACTTGAAGAACTTATTTATCAAAGTAATACCGCTGGTATTAGTAATGTTTCTACTAGAGGACAACCTATTACCTCTACACTTTGTAAAAAAGATATAAAAGGATCAATAAAGAGCGCAATTAGTGGGAATCCTAGTTTTAAGCAATTTCTTGAAGAGAACAATGCTTATGGTAGATATGTAAAAAATGTCGCCAATCAAATATTGCGAAGTAGAGATATCTCTGATAAACTAATTAAATGTGTACATAGAATCGCTCATAGTAATTATAGTAATAAAGAGATTATTAACGGCACTATTAACTGGAGTAGTACATCAGAAGGTAGCGATTATTGGTTTAGATTATATGTTAATACCAAAAAGTAAATAATAACAGTTTCAATTTAAAAATCAATTTTATTAACTTATCAAAATTTTAAAAATTATGGCAGATTTTAATTTAGATGCAAAAATGCAAGAGCAAGAGAACAATCAGGGTAAAGTAAACACTTCCGCAGTAGACAAAGCAAAAGAGAATATCGCTACAAAGAAGTTAGAACAAGAGACCCGTGAAGTTGAACGTCGTTTATCAAACGCAGAGTCTACAGAAGATCGAGCATTAAAAGAGCTTCGTATGGCTCGTAAAAAAGAAGAAGCTCAAAAAGCATTTTTGACAGCTGTATCTGCAGCTAAAACAAAATTTGAGTCCGACGGAGATTATCGTGCATATGATAAAGCCGTTGAGGAAGCCGAAGAGAAGCGTGACAAAGCCGTCAGCGACGCTAAGCGTGCTATCTACGGTGAGGATTATTGGAGATATTAATCCAGTAATTTAACTCCGAAATCAGAGTTGGGAGTGTTCGAGAGGCCTCCCAATCTCTTTCCGTATATTTAGTTCTAGAAAGAGATTAATACCACGATTTAAATATTCGAATGAATAGTAGAATATGTTTACCTTGAAGTAACAAGGTACTCAAGAGCCTTGAGCCAGAGTGGAAAATTCTGAGCCACTGATCACGTGCCTGAGATCATTACTATCACTTGAAAAAGTACGAGCATGTACTGCTGAATCGCTAGAACCTTGAGTCAAGACCTAGTGATAGGCTTACGTAAGTAAGTTAAGTATAGTAATGATATCAAATCACACACAGAATTAGAGCTATATGCCGAAGTTGATGCTTACAATCTTTTGATGACAAGATAAACTTCAAATTCTGTAGATCTATCAAAGGCATTTTCTATAGTAGTAGAGAGCTACATGCCTAAGATCATTCTTTTTAAGAGATAAACATGTATTATAGGTAAGACATAAGTCGCATTGCGCACTCTTAGAGGAATACACTCGTATAAAAAAGAATTCTTACTATTACTATAGGTTTATAAGGTAAAGAGAGAGTGATCTCTCTTTATCTACTATCTTTCATAAAAATGTTTGTTTCAAAATTTATATCATAAGAACTGTGATATATCTTATTAGGTTTATTGGAAACTATTAGGACGAGGGTTCGATTAAGATGGTCGAGTTTAAATTGGGTGAATTCAGGGAACGCTAAACAAAAATGCTCAGAAATGACATTTTTGCATGCCAATCCTGAGCTAAGCATGTAGTACACTACATGAAAGTGCAGAGACTACTGGAGAACTAAAGTGTTCTTAATTACCAGCTAGAGCGCCCAACCCTTCATTGGAAGGTGAAGAGATAGTCCAAGATTCACGAAACTTTTTAAGTTTCTCCTCAGAAATGAGGTTCCTATGAATCATTCTATGACAATTAGGACATAAAGTTATTAAGTTTGTAATTTCATTTTTACCACCGTTAGATACAGGTATAATATGATGAACATCACAAGAAGTTTTATTCCAACCGCATATTGCACAAGGTTGTAATAATAAAAAATTGTAAAACGATCTAGTAATAGTATTATTAGATTTCATTCTTTTACGATAATCTTTTAATTTACAAGCATTTGTACAATACTTTGCTTTAGAAGATTGCGCTTCAAATTCCTGTTCACATACAATACATTTACATTTATATTTCTTTCTATGTAAATTTCTGTATTTAGCAGCACATGAAAGTGAACAAAATTTTGCATTTCCTCTGTTTACCTCTCGTAAATCAGCTTGGAATTCATTATTACAATATAAACATTCTTTTTTCATACAATTATAACGTATGTGGAGATAGAATGTTCTAATAACTTAAAAGAATCTGTCCCTCCAGCTCCACGAGTTTCTGTATATCTTTTCTCACTATACCATTGCGGTTTGAGTAAAAAAGATATACTTTAAGGGGCTGCTTGGATTTGACTAGTAGTGAAAGATAAAATAGGTTCAATTTAAAATTTAAATGGCAATACATTTGTCACTGATTACACTGCTCTAGGAGCAGCGTAAATCAACGTGCTAACTACGAAAGTGAGGGGGTCTAGTAGCTTAACTGGATAAAGCCCTGAATTTTATCAGGAGATTGTGGGTTCAAATCCCACCTAGATAACAATTTATTTAATTATTTTAAAAAGCTTATGGATGAGAAAATAGCTGAAAAAAGATTAGTATCATTTAATAAAGAATGTATACTAGCAGGACCACGACAAAGCGTCGTTAGTTTCCTTAAAATGTTAATGAACTTAGGAGCAGATGTAACAAAAGCAACATCTGCAAAGAGTTTGATAACTAGTAAATCGAACATTGTATTACTACTTAAGAATGAAGGAAAAAGTAAGAAATTTCCTCAAATCACTGTATTAAGTAGGTCTTGGTGGGATTATTACCACAATCCCAAAAAGCATAGAAGTTCTTATAAAACATACAATATTCCAAAACAATGGAATAAAGTATATAATGAGATACTAAAACTTGAAAACATTCCATTCTTAATTCCTGAGTAATATGAGGCTAACATTTTGGATATACTTTGATAATCCCGGTGAAAAGGAGAAATTAAAGAAGATAATGGATGAACCATATGATGATTTTGAAAAGAATCGTCTAATCCAAGAAGAGTTTGGAGTTGATTTGCTTACAGCAAGTCGAGTTATTGACACATATTATAAATCAATTAAGAAATGAAAGCAGGAGTATATATTGTTAAAGACTTATTCAGTGAACAGAAATATATTTTGTCTTTAAATGGTAAGGAACCATTTATAAGAATCACAAATAGTATTTCACTAAGTTCATTTGCTAATGGTCTTATCGAAAGAGATCATAAAATAGTTGAACAGATTTTAGAAGATCCTACTAAATTTGAATTTACTCTTCTATCTAAAGAAATTGAATCAAGTAAAATAGAAGAAAGAAACACAGAATCTAGTAGTATTCAATATACTGATGAACAATATAAAGAATTCATAAGTATAAAGAATATTCAACCAGATGGTAATTTAAATAAAATTGCTGTTACTGCAGATATTCAAGGTAAATTACATATATCTTGGGAAGAAGCAGAAAAATTATTTGATATAATAAATATTCGTTATTTAGAAGACGATAAATGGAAGAAAATAGAGATAAAATCTTCGATCAACGAGGCGAACTCTGTAATACAATAAAAGATCTTTTTAAAAATACTAGCAAATGTGAAAACTTTTTACCAGTATTTAGAGAAGATGAAGGTTATTGTATGGATTGGGGAATAATTGGATCAGAATATGAAAAATATTTTGGTTGGATTAAAACTCCAGATGGGAAATTTTGTTCAGTATGTCCAGATAATATGGATTGGCGTACTTGGATTGAGATAAAAGCAAAAATTAAGAAATGGATTGCTTGGATATCTCAACGTCTTTTTCATCCTAATAAGATGATAGGGAGCAAACATACTACAGACTTAGTAAGACTAAGAATTGCTGTAGCAATGTTAGACAAAATAGAATTACCTAGGATATATTCTGATGAAATATTTGATAACTTAATTCAATGTTATTGGATACGTAAATATGTATATGATACATATTATTATAGATATATATTAGGTATTCCATTTTAGTTTAGAAATAAGGAAGTGTAATAAGATTTGCCTACTTTCAGACGAGATAGCTGTGTCGTCGCAGAGGGCGTTCTAAACAAAGGATTCTAGGGGTTCGACTCCCCTAGTTTCCACTAACTAATGCTTGTTATATGAAAGAAGAAGAAAAAATCTTAATTGAACAAGCAAAACACGGTGATAATAAGGCTTTTAATCAGTTATATGAACGGTATCATAGACTGATAAGATATATTATCTTTGATATAGTCAAAGATGATGAACTTACTCAAGATCTATTGAGTAACACATTTATAAAAGCCTTTAGTAAACTCAGTTCTTATGTAAACCCTATTAGCTTCGAAGCATGGCTTAAAACAATAGCAGTTAATACTACTATTGACCATATAAGAGCCACAAAGGATTTATGTAAGAACTTCAGCATAGATAATGAGACAAATACTATTCAGTTAGAAGAAACAGCTCCAGATCCCGAGTCAGATATGATTAAAACGGAGAATATTAAACTTCTAAGAATAGCATTATCTCGCCTAAGATCTAAGTATCGAAATTTACTCGAGTTAAGATACTATCAAGGTCTTAGTTATGATCAACTGAGTGTTAAGCTTGGAATTCCTATCGGAACTGTAAAATCCGATTTGAATAAGGCAAAACGTAGGTTGAGAGAAATTTTTCATAAACTTTCAAAAAATTAACAGAACATGACAACAATAACTTTCATTTCTATGATTGTTGCTTTAATTCTAGTGATTGTAGCAATCGCTAGAGTACAAGGTAGCCCAAAGCTAGGTATCAATTTAATATTGACACTAGCATTTGCGATTGTTGTTGGATTTGGTATCCAAAGTAAGACTCGCAATATCGAGCCTAAAAAGGACCAAATAGAAAAGGTCTCTGTAGTAAACCACATGCCCATACAGGCTTTGCAAATCGTTGGAGTGACACCAATGATTACTGCAACAATTGAGTCTGTAAGTAAGGCTTATATGTGGTTTATTAGAGACCAAGGAGACCAACAACAAGGAGAAAATCTTCTAGTTCATACTAGAACTAGAGCGTCACCAGATCACGAGGATTCAAGTTAGCTTACTAACTATTTTCGGGATCATTACTATTTCTATCATTAGTTATTTTAATAATTTAAAACTGTAAAGGACAGTAAACAAATCAATTGAATCATGTCTAAGAAAAATAAAACAACTCAGCAAGCTCCTGTAAAGGATACTGAAGTAAAGGATAACAAGAGTGCAAAACAAACTCAAGTAAATAATCCACAAAAACCGAAGGAAGAGAAAAAACCAGAGGTAAAGAAGGAGGAACGGATACAAACTCCACCACCTGTAGATCCTGCAGTAGAAACAGTTGCAACTGAAGAGATTAAGCCGGAGCCAAAGGAAGAAATTCCTTCAAAGATCGACTTAAATAACATTAAGTTACAACCACATCAGAGAATGTCTGGCGATGGTTATGCTCGACTACTAGAAGTAGCTCAGCGACATATAGCCGGTATGAAATCCGGTGAGCCAGCAACGATTAAGATGGAGCAAGCCTTCACATATAATCTTGCTTGGGGTATGACTAAGGCTTCTATTCAGGCTCGTGAAGAAAAGCTTGAATTAGGTCTTGCAGTTCCAAATGATGACGTCATTGTTCAAGATGTTATTAATACATTTAATAATATTGGTGTTACAATGCTTCCTCATCATGTATCTGATGATGGTAAGCAAATGACCTTATCATTCAAGGACATTGCTCCAGAAACAGAGAAAGAAGCTAAGGAGGAAATTAAACAAGAGAAAAAAGCTCCTGTAGTTCCTGAGTTAGATGCTTCAAAGTGGAAGGATGAGAATGATGCGAAGAATGGATTGTCTTATATCTTATCGCAGCAAAATTCCCCTTTTCCCAATCGTTTCAGCGAAGCCTTGATGAAAGTACGGTTATACCGACAGAATCAAGAATCCGACGAAGCAAAGAAGGAAACTTGGAACAAGATTGGATTAGGTGCATTATTCGAAGATGCTGTTACCCTGTTAGGTAATAAATCTACGGCGTTAGTACGTGGTTTATGTCAAGGAACTGTAAGTTCTTTGATCGCCGATCATAATCCGATTTTTGCTCATTCGACCGTAAAGTATAATCTTCCGGTATTAAGTGAAGAGGAGGTAGTTGATTTGATTAAGGCATTTATTCGTGTTCGTAATGCGGATTCTAAGCAACCAATCGATGATACTACAGCAGTTAAGAACGGAATCCTTGAGCCTACTCGAGATTTCTTCTTACAGGTACCGCAACTAAGTAAATTAGTTGTTAATACTGACGATCCTAAATCATATGAAGTAGGACTCGCCAAGAAGATCATGAACAAATTCTATGAAGCTTATAAGACTGAAGTTCCTATGGCAGATCCGAAGTTCATGCTCAATGCAACGAATAAAATGATCGAAATTCGTAATATGTACGTAGACAAGGATGCAGCCTTCGCTCTATATACAGAAAGCGAATATCCTAAGGAAACTCCGAAATCTGAGGAAACTGCAGATCCTAAGAAAGACGAGAAACCGGTGGAAGAGAAGAAGTAAATAACTATAAATCATTATCAAAATGAGTAGACATGGCAATTTACTTACATACGTGTCATTTGCTATTGTAGGTATATTATTATCCTATAATACGAACTTCTTTCAAGTAGAAGAGGTTCGGGCAGATCAAGTAAAACCACTTGACTTGCCCGCATTAAAGTTCGATCCTAAGAATAATTTATCCTTAGAGATTGATCTTAATAAAGGTGTTTCCAATGTAAAAAGCGATATGCCGATCGCTAACATTGATGTCACCATTAATCACCCCACGAAAATCGTGGAAAAGGTAGTAAAGAAACCAGTTAAAGAAAGGAAAGAATATGAAACAAAAACTGAATATCTGGAGAAAGTAGTAATGTTTACTCTACCTACTCCTCGCTTTCACGTACCAGATGTTCAGATTCCTAAAAGTGTAGAGAGATGAAAGCAAATAATAATACATTAGATAAATTAGCATTTGTAGGCTTAATTATCTTCTTTATAATGTGTTTACTTTTTGCATGGTGTATAACATAACAGTTAAAGATAAAAGCTGTCGGGTCAAACGACTCCTTACCCGTAGTAAGAAGAAGGAGAGTGGTATTGTAGCTGTACACTTAAAAAGCAATAAGACAGCGTATATTATGTTTGGACAAGTCTGATCAACGAATCGCATAATATAGACAAGGAAAACAGGATATGAGAATATGATAGCGCTAACACGCAATTCAAAAGGTAATATGATAACTTATTAATGAGTATATCCTTTTACTCTAGAAAAGTTAATAAGAAAATGGAATAGTGTAGATATCAATCCATTCTATAGATATTGAGAACCGTCTGGCGAATATACTAAGAGAAGACACTTCGATACACTTACCGATAAAGTAGGGAAACGTAGAAGATAAACGATATATGGAGTCTGCTTCAGCAGCTATTAATAATTATAGGTGACAATGTAATTATTAAGTCTTAGAGTAAAGACAATAGTAAACTTCATTAGAAGTCCGTGGAGGAAACCAATCCTGAAATCAAGAAGGGACTTTAAACAGCAACTGCAACTATCACAAAGGGTGATAGAATTACTCAACAAAGAACTGACTAAGTTCCGGGTAGTGTCCAAAGCTACCTTACTGAATCCACTTTAATTAATTTGGATAGGTTAAATAAATTTGCCATCTTAGTGTTCACTATATTAGTGCTGAAACACCTATATGAAAGAATATAGGGGAAGTATAGTTATGAAGGAGATTAGATATTTAAATAGAGGGTGCTATAAGGTGCTACGAATCTGAAGAAAGTAGAATCAATTACTACAGCTTTTATTCTTAGAAGTAAAGGTCAACAGTTGGTGTTATTACTAAAGATTCATATGGCTGAGTGGCTATGATCCATACTGGGAAAGTAGAAATAAATTCGAGACTTATTTTCTATGGATACGTATGACAGATTATCCGGATTAGGTGCCAAACCTATACTTTATAGAACTATTAATATCAACGTGATTGTGTTTACTGCATGAGTTATATCACGATAATAAATGGAAACGCAGAGGTTTGGTGAAGCGTACCAAAACGTTAATCCAAGTTTTAGAACAACTCTTGGCAAGATTGTAATATAGTAACACTATATGTATCTAAAACAGGTTTGACTTACCTAATATAAAGTTTTTGACGTCGGCTAACAGAGTCCGTCGGTTGATATCCGAGAAACCTGCAAAGTTTAGTATGCTTTCTTTAAAATATATAACGAAAGTAGGGCTTTTGTAAAGTCAATGGGCTAAGTTCAAGTCTATTAACATAGAGCTACTGAATCCAAAGATTCACCACTGGCCCGAGAGTCATATTTCCTCTTAAATAAAGAATATTAGAGAGTATTAACATGTTTAACACCGTAGGGGCCAAAATCCCGAGTTAAAATAAAATTTGAGGAAGTCCTCGCTAGGAAAAGCCTATCATTTGTAGGATAAGGTAAACCATTTTCTGACTGCGCCCTCAACAAGCCAACCGTTATTGCTTCGTGCATGAATACTAGAGTATGATGATAAATCATATGATCGGTATAAAGCGTTTCATTGAAACTTATAAATCTTTAAGAGTGACTGAAAATGAACTAATACTTATAGACCTATTTATAAGTAAGAGTAAATGGAAAGTAGGTGAAAGTCCTCAATATTCGAGCTTGTAAAACAGAAAAATCCTCGAAAAGGTCATATGGGCAGTATACTGCATATGAAAGAATAGAGTGGCAACCACTTTAGGGTGAAAAGACTAGAAGTGTTGGGTTTGGTAACGTTCCTAAAACGACCGTATATGTGGAATATTCGATAAAGTAATCCTATATGGTTTATTATATCTTATCAGTGTGTTTAAGCCAATTTAAGACACACATACTAATAATAGTATATTTGTATTGACAAAGATATAACGTTTGCTAGAGAAGCCTAGAAATGTATAAGAACTAGTAGCATGTGCATATCCCTATCAATATACAGCGGTAGAAGATAGTAAAAAACGTATTGATCTTGTGACTTATTAATTAATGTCGTAAGATCTCATTAGTCTGATGTTGGGCAAGCGTAAGGGACAGTTAGTCATGACACGAACCTTCATTAGTTAATATGAAAAGTATAATTGGATAATTCTAGAGTAAGACTAGTTCCATAATGCACTAGATGAAAAAGTGTCATTTAAGAAGAGGAAGTATCTATTTAAATGTGTCTCTATGGAGTGCTAGAGTAATAGCAATAGCAGAATTACAGAGTGAAATAGAATCCAATAAGCTTATCAAGTATAAAGAATAATTTCAAGGAGTAGTCATTGAATTGACGTAGGCGATAAGATAACAGGCACCTGGGCAACAACATCCCCTATTTAGGAAATACTCCAGTAAAGAAGTTCTTTTATTTTATTTGAGTTTATTAATCTTTTAAAAACAATTTAAATGTTTCGTTGGTGGAATCAACCACGAAATCAAGGAGGAAACAAATTATGGATTATATGCGTATTAATGCCGCACAATGTGGCGCAACTCTGGGTAAATATATTTTAGTAGTAGAACGGAACCCAGTAGATACAAATTATTCAGAAGATAAAAAGAATGGCGCATTAACTTTAAGTCGACCCATTTATCTATACTCAATTCGACCGATAGAGGTAACTTCAGTCGAGTTAGTAGAATCAATGAGTAACGAGCGTAAAGTTCAGTTCAATAAAGATCCGAAATTACGGCTCGATATCGCCAATATTGACGACATTACGAAAGTTATTCCAGTACCATCGGCTTCTACTGTTAAAGCAGCAATTGAGAAGTACGAACGGTCTAACAAAGAAGAAATTACTATCTTTGTAGACTATGTTAAATTAGTACCGGAAGTTATGGCCCTTAACCGGGATGAGAAGAACGTACTTCAGAGCTTCTTGAATGCTCAGATGAAGTTCTGTGGAACTTTAGCCGAGGCAAATGAGCTTGAGGCTACAGCTTGTCGGACTCGGATGAAAGAGTTAGGTATTGACGTTAATATCTAATCGCTATGTCCGAGCAAGGATTTACTATAAGTCCGTGGGCATTTAGAGATTTAACTTACATGTTTAGTGATCCTATTCTTGTAGATCAATTGCTACTTACAGATGAAAAGCAAGTAGCAAAATATAAGAAAGTCAATAAAGATGGATCGATAACACTTGGTAAAACGAGTATTTCATGGTTAAATCGCCTATTTGGTGGAGAATATGTACTTAATCCTGAGACAATTTGTCTTAGATTAATTAAGATAATAACCGGTATGGGTAGTGGTCGAAATGATGATGCATATAAAGATATGTGTGATCGTTTCTCAAATTATTATAAAGATGGAAATTATAGTTTGGCTATATCTGCAATTTTTGTTGCATATCGTTTTGTATTAGCTTCAGATATTAAAACAATGACTGAAGAGAACTCTACAGTTGAGAAAGGAGTTCCTAATCGGAAAAATGTTTTACTAAATGGAATACTAGTAAAAGACAATTCTGGTCAAGCTGTTGTGGTAGATTTTTCAAATCCATCACAAGTATTATTCCGTCGTCCATAAAATCGAAAATCATAAGTAATGGTAACTATATTCTGTGATGAATGATGAATAGATATTACACATTACTCAAGATATTTCCTAGTAGAGAGAAGATGAGTTAATCTCTCTACTACAATATGGGCGTAATACGGTATGTATAATAACATGCTAAGTGGGTTGGCTAGCCTCGAGAATAAGAAGAGGATGTCATTATCGATGATGAATACGCCCTCACAGGTAGTTGATAATTCAAGTATATAAATAGATGTTTAACAATTTAAAATCAATTTGTATATGAAAATTAAATCAACAGAAATTAAGGCAAAGCTAGAGAAGTTAAATAAAGATATCACTAATAACTGGATGATCATTCGAACAGAGAACTTAGTTGAGAATGGGTTCAAGCGTCATTATGATATGAAAGCATTGTTAGATGATATTAATAAAAAAGCTATAGACCGTATTCAGACAAAACTAGATCAGTTTTGTATCAATATCGGTTTTAAATCACGTAGCGATTTTCCGAAAGATAGTATTTATCCTATCATCTTTGAGTTATCAGAGAAGAATGAACAATTCGTTCAATTAGGTATTATTATCGAGAAGTCAACGATTAATCCTACCCTAAAGATGAAGAAGGGTAAGAAGAATCTTAAGCAGAATGAGGAACTTACTCGTGATTATCTAAATAAACTTCGTAATAATCTTCAGTTGGAGATTAATGGCCTAAAAAAGAAACTTGCTGATTTTAATGATGCAGCTGAGTTAGATACTAGCGGAGCATACATGTATTTAGCAGCATAAAAAGGAAGATTTGTCGCTCCCTTTAAGTAGGAACAAGAGTTTGGCAAGTCGGGTTCGAATCCCGGACGAATCACAAGTCTCGAAAACTTATTTACTAATATTAAAATTATCAAAATTTATGAAAACTAAAGATATCAAATCTACAGAAAAGAAAATATCCTCTTTAGACAAAGTAAAAGCACTTAAAGAGAAAATTATTGCAAATGCAAACGCACTTGCTGATCGTATTCTTAGTAAAGCAATTGCTAAAGAAGAACAAGAGAAAGCTTGGGAGACTAGAAAGAAAGAACTTAAAGCAGAAGCTGCTAAAAAGCGTAAAGAGGCAGCTTTAAAGAAGCGAGAAGAGAAAGCGAAGAAACTTTCTCAGATTCATTCCAGTATTCCTACTAAGGATACCTCTAAGAAGCAGAAAGCTATTGATAAAGCAATTGAGGAAAAACACGATGAGAAAATGATTGCTAAGGAGACAAAATTCGAAGATTTCAATCCTAAACGACAAAAGCTTACTAAAGAAGAGCGAATTGAGCGTAACAAAAAACGTGCAATTAAACTTATCCACCATAAAGAAATTAAGGATAAGATAAAGCATATAACTAAAGAAGAAAAAGAGAAAATTGCCGCAGAAGCTAGAAAAGCTGGTTATCTAGCTTACAAAGCAGAGATGCAAAAACAAGCTTCTGAAATAGCAGTAGATCCTAAAGCGTATCAAATACGCCAGGAGAAAAGAAAGAAATCAGAACAAGAGCGTTTAAATATGCTTGCTGAGAAACGTAAAGCTCGTATGGATAAACTTCAACGAGTAGAACTTACTCAGAAACAAAAGACATTAAAAGATCTCGAGCATTTTAAACTGGCACAAGAACGTCGTAATGAAAAGAAACTTCAACGACGCCAAATGTACCTTTCTAAGGGTGGTATACAATTACCTAAAGTAAAGAACAAAGTGGAAATTCGACCTATTGTCGAACAACCAAAAAAACAAGATAGTAGTAAACATCGTTATATTGTGAGAACCCAATATATCGATCAACCATCTCTTACTGGAGATAGAGTTGGTGCTATTGTCTGTCTTCCAGATAAGTTAAAGGATATCGTAAAATATTCTTTCAACAAAATGATGGAAAAAGAATCTGATAAAGTGGTAGGATACTTTATTTATGATTCAGATAATCCTGAAGTATGTATCATGGAGATGGTTAACTCTAAATATCGAGAGATTGACGGAGTTACTATTACTCGTTTACAAAAACAGGATAAAACTGCAGCGTAAGCTGATATTCGTCTATGAAACAGGGGTGCGTCTGTTCAACGCACAATATGACACGTAAATAATCCGAAACTATAAGGGAAAAGTTGGTAGTCTATATAAGCGCTTATATAGGAACTTGGTTCGAATCCAAGACGTGTTACACAAATTATAGCTATGAAGATTAAAGACAAAACCTGTATAGTCTTTGATATTGAAGTTCTTAAGAACATATTTACTTGTACTTGTAAGAATACAGAAACAGGAGTAATTAAAGTATTTGAAATATCTTCTAGAAAAGTAGATATTCAAGATCTCCTTGATTACTTTACTCAGGATTGTTATTTTGTTGGTTATAATAATCATCACTATGATAATCCAGTATTGAATTATATCTTCTCATTATATAGAAAAAGATATTTTGAGTTTTTCAGTACAAGAGAAATAACAGAATCTATATTCAGAATGAGTCAAATTGTAATAGACAAAAACTCTAATTTTGAATTATGGAAAGAGTATAAATATACTAAGAATTTTCTATCAATTGACTTATTAACAATGTTGTTCTCTAAAGCATTACGTGTATCTTTAAAAGAGATGCAAGTGACTATGCAATACAAAAACGTAGAAGAATTTGTAGTCGATTGGAAACAAGATCTCCTAGAGAAGGATATGGATAGATTAATATCATATAATATTAATGATGTGGAATCTACTGAAGAACTTTTATATCGATGTGAAAAACTATTAGATATACGAGTAGAAACTGAAAGAGATTTTGGATTACCATGTTTAAGTCTGGATAGAGTAAATTTAGGAGATAAATTATTACAATTAAAGGTAATGCAAAAATCTGGTCTTGGTAAGGACCAGTTAGAGAATATGAAATCTCCTATGGATCGTATAGATCTAGAAAAAGTTATATTTCCTTTTATAAAGTTTAATACTCCAGTACTTCAGAAAGCATTGCAAGATATGAAAAATCAACACAATGTGTCTCCAGGTAGAAAAGGTTATATTAATACTTTTATATTTGGTGGAATGGAAGTAACTATTGGAGTCGGAGGTATACATGGTGACAATGGTTGCTGTTCAATTAAATGTAATGAAGATGAATTATTATTAGATTCTGATGTTAACTCACTATACCCAAGTTTAATTGCAGTATATGAACTATATCCACCCAAATTAAAATCCATTCTTAAAGAGGTATATCCTGAAATTATTCAGGAAAGACTAGAATTTAAGAGAACAAAACAAAAAAATAAAAATGAAACGTATAAGTATATGCTTAATGGAGTAACTGGGAAAATGCAACAAGAAGTATCTTGGTTATATGCACCATTTTCTATTATGCAAGTACGAATTAACGGTCAATTGCTACTTTTAATGCTTGCTGAGAGACTTTTAGATCTAGGATGTAAGTTATATCAGATTAATACTGATGGTATCTTATATAAGATAAAAAAGGACAAATATGATAAATTACAACAAGTACTAAAAGAATGGGAAGAGCTTACTAAGCTTACTCTAGAAACAGAACAGTTTACTTCATTTTATCAGTTAGCAATAAATGATTATTTTGGAGTAGAATCTGATGGAAATATTAAGAAGAAAGGATTCTTTCTGACTGATATTGAATTAGGAAGAGGATTACAACCTAAAATAATACCCGAAGCAATTATTAACTATTTTGTTTATAATACTCCAGTAGAAGATACAATTAAATCATGTAGAGATATACGTAAATTCTTACAAGCTGAGAAGACTGGTAAACAGTGGACAGTTGAGTATAATGAACAAATTCAACAGAGAACTAATCGATTTTACGTTAGTAATAGTGGATATTACTTATGGAAATGGAAATTAGATGAAACTGGAAAAAGATCATATCATAATATGCTAAAAGGTCATGGGGTAAAACTTCATAATCGATTATATTCTGATGAAGATCTTCAATGGAAATATTCTCAAGGAGAAACATTCCAGAGTATATATGATGTTGATTATCAATATTATATAACACAATGCGTTAAAGTAATTGAACAATTAAAACCTAGACAACTAAGTTTGTTTGATTTTGACGAAAATTAGCAGAAAATAACAAATCTTTGACAAGCTTTTAAAATTTTTAAGAGCATGATCATTGAACTAGATACAAGTTTATTAGAAATAATAGACAATATATCAATTAATCAGTTAGTATTTTTAAGTCTTGTATTAGATAAGAATCAAAAATTCCATCAAGGTATCACACCACTTATTCGCCTGGTCAGTGATAGTGAAATACAAGACTTAATCGACAGAAATCTTATTCAGAAGAAAGATGATAGTAAAAAATTAGTGTATAAACCTACTAAGGAATTAGTAGATAAATTGACTCCTAAAGACGTACTTTTTGAGCAATTTTATACATTATATCCAATAATGGTTAATAGACCAGATGGAACTAAAGGCTTTCTTAGAAGTAATGTTAAGAAATGTAGAGAGTATTATAACAAATTGGTTAAAGGCAATCCCGATCTTCATAATAGGATCATAACCGCTTTGAATTTTGAGCTTTCCGATAAAGCAATGACTGGTAAGCTTGGTTATATGAAAACTATGTGGAAATGGCTTACTTCACATGAATGGGAATTAATTGAAGAGCAAATGAACATTAACCAACCTGAAACTACTATGTTGTATGGAACAAAATTACGTTAATCCACTACCGTTTAAACATATATCTACAGCTGCAAGTGAAGCTGTTACATATATACGAAGACGTAAAAATCATGAAATTGAACCACTTAAAAGTAGATGGAATAAATTCAATGAAATGTGTTGTGGTGGGATTGAACCTGGTTGTGTTTATACAATTGTAGGAGCATCAGGAACTGGTAAGTCTTCGTTTGTAAATACACTCGAAACTGATTTAATTGAACTTAATTCTAACAAAGAATTGATCGTACTTTCTTTCTCATTTGAAATGCTTAGCCGTGCACAAGTAGGAAGAAAACTATCTAATAAGTTGCGTCAAACAACTACACAATTGTACTCAGCATCAGAAGATCTTTCTGATAAAGAACTTAACTTAGTTGAGGAGACTGCAGAATCTTTAAAAGATTATCCAATATATTATGTGGACGATGCAGCTACAGTACAAAAGATAGACGATACAATTACATATTTTCAAAATACGATTGCTAAGGATAAATGGTTAATAGTTATTCTGGATCATACTTTATTAGTAAATAGTGATAACTATAAAGATGAAAGAATGATTATATCTGAGCTCGAAAGAGTATTTATTAAAGCAAAGAAAGTTGGTATGACAAGTATCATACAATTATCTCAAATGAATCGTAATATAGAAAATATTGATAGAATTAATAATCCATCGAGTCACTATCCGATGCGAAGCGATTTATCATCATCTGACTCTGTATTTCAAGGCAGTGATGTTATAGCTGTTTTATCTCGACCTGAAACTTTAGGTATAACAGCATATGGTCCTCAACGACTACCTGTACAGAATAAAGTATATCTTCATTTTCTTAAAGTAAGAGAAGGAGAGTTGGCAATACTTGAATTTGAGAATGACCTGAAATATAACAACCTAATTGAATTATAGATAGGATTTTTATTAATCTTGGTTAAATAAAGGCGAATTATGACATATAAATATAATACAGTAAACAACACGGCAAAGAATAACACAAATCTTGACTATACGATTGATTTGAGTAAGTATTTTACGACAACTACTTCTTCTAAGAAGAATGATTATACAATTAGTATCTTGGATAAGATTAAATCTATCTTTCCGTGGGCTAATAAGAATGATAACAAGTATACAATTTTGACATTGGATAATGCTCCGTATGAGAATTATACAATTTTGGATATTACTCCGGAAGCATTGAATCTAGAATGGAATAAAGCAGCTTCTCGCTTGTTTGATTATATTTACTATACGGAGAATCCCTCCTATGATTTTAAGATTGGTGATATTCCGGTTAAGATTCATGGTAATTATATCCAAGTAGGTTCTCGATTGATTCCGAAGTTTACAAATTCATCATTCTTTAATGATCTTCCTAAGAAGGATCGTATTATTCTTTACAATATCTCAATGAATATTAATTCATTAGAAATTGCAGCGTAATTTAACTTATAACAAATCTTTTCAGAATTTTTACAAAATTTTTCAAACTATATCAAATTCTTTCAAAGTTTTCTGAGAAGTAGATAAACTAACATTATGATAGTATTACCTACTGAGAAAATTAAAGCAAAGGTGAGAAATCCAAGATTTCTTATCTTTTTTGGTAAGCCTGAAATTTGGGCCATAATATAGCAATATATTATGCAAATTCCTCGAATTGCTGGAACCTTTTATAATATTTTACGTTTTAAAAACAAAAAACGGATATTATAAAACAATCAGCAGCTAAGCTTTATGATAAAAGAAACTACTATAAATAAATATAAAACGTACATAGGTAAAACTATAGGATCTATAAAAATAGAAGATATAGATTTATCTAAACCTAATAGAATATACTTTATTGGAACTTGCACATCTTGTAATAGAAAAATTAAAGTAAGAAACGATGGATTATATCCTAATAGAATAGGATGTTCAAAATGTATGGGTAAATGGAGAAGTGAAAATTTTAAAAAGAAATATTCAAATTTATTACCTAAAGATATTCGTTATAAATATATTCATTTTAAATGTAACGCATTAAATAGAAACATCCCATTTAATTTAACTTTAGAGCAAGTTAATGATTTATGTTCTAAACCATGTTTTTATTGTAATAAAGAACGCTGTTTAGGTATAGATAGACTTAATAATTCTAAAGAATATTCTATAGATAACTGTGTACCTTGTTGTGGTTCTTGTAATAGAATGAAAATGGATTTAACTCTACCATTTTTTCTAGAACAAATTAAAAAAATATATTTAAATCATAAAGAAAGTTCAACGACTATCTCGAAAGAGAGTACATCTAAAGCGATTGTAGATGGAAGTGGGGAACATCTTTATTATAAAGATGGTGATATAGTCTATCCTACATAGTGATATGTAGCAGTTCATAAGAGAACGTATACAATGTAGCGAATTGTATAGAATACAAGAGAAATCTGGTAAAACTACATTAGCAGCACATCTAGAAAATAATTTAATTATTGATTTAGAAGGTGGATCTGAATTTATTGATTGTTTAGCAGTACAAGCTAGAAATATTAATGATTTAGGTGAAATAGCTAATGCAATTAGACAAAAGAATAAAGAATGTAATGGATATTTCTACAAATATATCACAATCGATAACGCAACACGTTTGGAAGAACTTACGTTATCATATGCTCTCACTTTATATAATCAAACTCCGATGGGGAAGAGTTATAAAGGAGACGTACGATTACTGCCGCAAGGCGGTGGCTGGTTTTATGTAAGACAAGCTGTACGTAAAGTATTAGATATGTTTAGAGAACTTTGCGAGAATTTTATCCTGATAGGTCATACTAAGGATAAACTTGTAAACAAAGATGGTGAAGAACTTTCAGAAATGGAATTAGACTTAGCTGGAAAGTTAAGTAATATAATATGTGGAGAAGCAGATGCTATCGCATATATTTCTAGAAAAAAGAACCAAACCATTGCATCCTTTAAAGGTGGGGAGAATATTACTATTGAAGCAAGAGCTCCACACCTAAGAGGTCAAAATATTGTTATCGCAGAAAGTGATGACGAAGGAAAAATCTCAGTATATTGGGATAAAATTTATTTGCCAGACCAAGAATAACCAAAACATAGAAGAAGATGATTTATAGTTCACAAAGAGCACAAGCTATCCAGAAAAAAGATATTGCATATTTAGCAGCTGGTATCCATGACAATGTAGTATTAGAATCAATTAGAGTAGATAAGTCTCTCAATGGTAATAATTTTATTGAGTTTAAATTCGTTGCAAAAGATGGTAAATTTATGACTCATACAGAGTGGGAACCGTCTAAATCAGACAATATGTCCGATGAAGATTTGCAAAGAAAATGTGATAATCAGTTTGCAAGAATTGACCAGATTCTTGAATGTTATTATCCAAATCCTGAAGATAGAGTCTTTAATGGCGAAAGCTTTAAGGAATTTATTACTTGGGTAGCTGAAAAGCTTAACAATGCAGATAAGTCTACATTGCTTCGTATTAAAGTAGTATATAATAATAGTGGTTATACTACTCTACCGAAGTATGCAAAATATAGATTTATTGAACCGATGACGATTGTTGATAAGAATGAGTCTGTTATTGTCAAGTTGAATATTGATCAATTTGAGAAGCCAGTAATTGCTGATCTTGAACAATCGAATCCAAATCCACTATTATCTAATGATTCATTTACCGTAGTAGATGGAACTTTAGATAATACAAATAATGCCGATCCTAACGGATTGCCATTTTAAAAATATAAATTCTATTTGCGCAATAGAACGAAGACTATGCAGCCTCTGATTTTATCACGCAAGCATACCAGATCGTAGGCTGGCACTGACCACACAGGGGGTATTGTAAAAGGTGGAGCAATGTCTAATGGTTAGATTCGTGGGGATCGTTACCCCACATTGCACTTATTCAAATTTATATCATATGTATGACTCTAAAAGAATTAAAAAACAAGATAATCCTATTACTCTGGATTACATCTTATCAAAAGTCACAGAATATGATATTTATGCTAGATATCTAGGACAATTTAAAGTTGGATTTATTTATAATAGTCCATTTAGAAAGGATAAGAATCCTTCATTTGGAATATTCCGAAGTAAGAAGACTGGAAAATTACTATTTAAAGATCATGGTAATGGAGAATGCGGAGATGTAATTAAATTCGTAGAGTTATATACTGGTATAACTAATTATAATGATCTACTAAATCAAATAGTAAAGGATATGCAAATTACTAATAATACGGTATTGCATAGTAATAAAGAAGTAGAGAAATCTACTGAAACAGTTATTGGAGTAGTTAGACAAGATTGGACAGATATAGATAAACAATATTGGTCACAATTTGGAATTTCTCTAAAGACTTTAAAGAAATTTGGTGTAAGTAGTATAAAATATTATTTGTGTGATGGTGTAGTAAAGGGAGTGTATAAGGAAAATAATCCTATGTATGCATATAAAGTATATGATAGATTCAAGATTTATAGACCTTTAGCAGATAAATATACTAAATGGCGTAATAATTTAACTCCATATGATATTCAGGGATATGAACAATTACCTAAAAAAGGTGATTTACTAATTATTACTAAATCTATGAAGGATGTTATGTGTTTATATGAAATGGGTTATACTGCAATATCACCAGCTTCAGAAAGCACATTTCTTACTCCAGATGTTATAGATGCACTTAAACTTCGATTTAAGCGTATTTTAATATGTTTTGATAGAGACGTTCCTGGAGTTAAAAATATGCGTAAGATAAGCCTTAAAACAGGTTTAAATGGATTCTTAGTACATAAGAAATTCCAAAGTAAAGATATATCCGATGCTATTAAGAATAATGGATTGGAAGTAATTAAAAATTGGCTAAAAGAAACATTAAGTTAATATGTTAGGATCAGAAGTAATTAAACAAATTCAGAACTTGATAGATGAATATGGAGATTTACCTATCGAGATTAGTTTAAATGGATCAGATCAAGAAGAAGTAAAAGAAATTTGTTATGGAGGATATGGTAAATTTTCTAATAAACCTGATCGTAAGTATATAACATTATTATCATTTATACAATAACATTATATGATATGGTTTACTTCAGATCTACATTTCTTTCATGACCGTATATTAGAATTTCATCCTAAGCGAAAAAAGATATTTGGGGATACTGTTGAAAAAGCTAAAGAAGCTATGATACAGTTATGGAATTCTAGAGTAAACAAGAAAGATACTATATATATTTTAGGTGATCTTGCATTTGGTGAAGTAGAAGATAAAAGAAAACTATTTCAAAGACTAAATGGTAACAAAGTACTAATACTTGGTAATCATGATAAAGTACCAGATCATTTAAAATGCTATTTCAATCATATTACTCAGATCAAGAATATTAAATTTAAGAAATCTGTATATAATTTCTTACATAAAGATCTAGAAGTAATAATGTGTCATTTTCCGATGTTAAGTTGGGAACACAAAGATAAAGGATCTGTTATGATACACGGTCATTGTCATGGAAAAGTAGATAAAATAAATATAGATTCTAAAGAATTAAGAGTAGATGTAGGTATAGATGGAAATCTAGCTAATTATGATCTAATATCTTTAGAAAAACTTGCAAATCATCTTATAAAAATAGAAAAAGACAATAAACATGGAATGGTTAAATAGTACACCAGACTTAACATGGTTACAATTAATTCTGATTAGTTTTATTGGAAATCTTTGTGGAAGTATACTTTGTACATATATTGATCGTTATGAAGCAAAGAAAAACAAAAAGAAAGAAAACGACAAATCAGAAAGTTAAAAATGCCACACAAAATATATATGATGGTATTAAATTTAAAAGTAAACTTGAGACATATGTTTATAAACAGTTAAAGGCTCATAATCTCAAAGCAGAATATGAGCCTATTAAATTTGAATTAATACCAGCATTTACATTTTGTGGTAAGAAGATTCGAGCAATGACTTATACTCCAGATTTTGTTGGAGATAATTTTATTATCGAAGCTAAAGGAAAACCTAATGATGTATGGCCATATAAATGGAAATGGTTCATGTGGTCATTATTAAATAAAGGATTAGCTGAGAAGTATAAGTTATTTGTAGTACATAATCATAAAGAGACAGATGAATGTATTAGACGAATTCAAGAACTATAA